CCGGCCTCGCGGTGATCCTGGTCGGCAGCGATCCTGCCTCTCAGGTTTATGTCTCGCACAAGCGTAAAGACTGTGAAGAGGTTGGCTTCCTCTCTCAAGCCTACGACCTGCCCTCCGACACCACTCAGGACGCTCTGACCGATCTGATCGATCGCCTCAACGACGATCCGGCCATCGACGGCGTTCTCCTGCAGTTGCCTCTGCCCGAACACCTCGACGCGTCCAAGCTGCTGGAACGCATTCGCCCGGACAAAGACGTCGACGGTTTCCATCCGTACAACGTCGGCCGCCTGGCCCAGCGCATCCCGCTGCTGCGCCCCTGCACTCCGAAAGGCATCATGACTTTGCTGGAAAGCACTGGCGCTGATCTTTACGGGATGGACGCGGTAGTCGTGGGCGCCTCCAATATCGTCGGTCGCCCGATGGCCATGGAATTGTTGCTGGCCGGCTGCACCGTCACTGTCACTCACCGCTTCACCAAGGATCTGGCGGGCCACGTCGGCCGCGCTGATCTGGTGGTCGTTGCCGCCGGCAAGCCGGGCCTGGTCAAGGGCGAGTGGATCAAGGAAGGCGCGATCGTGATCGATGTCGGCATCAACCGTCAGGACGACGGCAAACTGGTCGGTGACGTCGTCTACGAAACCGCCCTGCCCCGCGCTGGCTGGATCACGCCGGTACCGGGCGGCGTCGGCCCGATGACCCGCGCCTGCCTGCTGGAAAACACGCTCTACGCCGCAGAAACCCTGCACGTCTGATCGAATTTTTCCGCTGCACCAGAACCCCGCCTCGTGCGGGGTTTTTCGTGCCTGAGAAAAAACTTCAACCGTTCGCCGGAAACCGCTCTTTTTACAGGCCTTTTCACGAGATTTTCAGGTCTTACAAACAACCATCGACAGTTCTTCAGCCATACTCCTAATATTATTTTCGGGTTTTGCTATGGGGTGCTGAGTAGCCAACCCCAATGTTTATTGAGGTTGGCCTACTCTGCGACACCCACTGATCTACAGCAAAACGCACACAGTGGTACAAAAATTGGTACAGGCTTTTTCCTTCCTCCGGCGTTCTGCCGACCGAAAACCAATCAAAAATCCTACAGCTCGTCGCCACACCCTCGCCCGCTGGCAGCGCCTCGATTACTGTATATACAAACAGTATTAAAAAGGCACGCCCCCGTGGACCCCCTCTATATAGAAGACACCGACGATTGGCTCGGTAGCCCAACCCCGCTCGAAACCTGCCGACACCAGCTCAGGATGTACGAGAACGAATTCGAAGCGCTCACTCTGAAGCTCGATCGAGCGCTGGTGAATATCGAAGGCCTGGTCAGAGACAATGACGCGCTCAGGCAGGAGATGGATTCTCTCAAGACCAAGCTTCAGCACGCCGAAGGGGCTTTGCTGAGCGAGAGGCGAAAATTCGCCGACGTCGAGCACAACAGAAACCATCTGTTCAATGAAAACCAGCGCCTGCTCAGGGAGCTTCGCAATAGCGAGGAGGAAGAGTGAGCCAGATTCGGGCTACGGCACGTCCTTGAAGAAGACGTGGTGCCCGAGCTTCAGCGTCTGCTTGGCCTTTGCCGACCAGGCAGGTGCCTTGATGCTGGTGGCGTAATAGTGGGTGGCGCCGCCGGTAGGATCCGGAACCTTGCCGTCGATCACCTGGTCAGCAGCAATCCGGCACTGCGCCAGCTCGCGGAACGGTATCTGTTTCACGCCGATCAGGAACTGATAGTTCGGGTCAGTCTTGTTCCAGCAGCTGAACTGCCATGGCTTCTGGCACACGCCGGCGTAGCCCTCGCCCCACCACGACTTCTCCTTGCCATCGAACACGCGGTTGCGGATCGTCCAGGCCACGGCGATCTGGCCGGCCGCTCCTTCGCCGCGCGCCTCGCCCCAAATAGTTCGCGCGAGGATGTCGCGGTCTTTCTCTGTCACAGACATAACTTTTCTCCAGGCAAAAAAATACCCGCTCAATGGCGGGTCGCTTAATAGTGCTGTTCACGCTGGCACTGTCGGCCAGTTGACGGTTGTGGGGTAACCCGGTTGATCAGGCACTCTGTTGAGCGCAACTATGTATTTCTTCCAGGCGATCAACAGCGCCGCTTCAGCGTCTGTCGCTTCGCCAATGTCTGCCGCATACTTCAAGGGTGTGATCTCGTAATCAGCAACTGCGCGAAGACTGGCAGCCTCTGCGACAGTTTCCGCTGTGAGCTGATCGCAGGTCTTCGGCGGCTCGACGAACTCAGAATCATCCATCACGGTTCCGCCATTTGCAGCGGCGTATTCGTAGATATCGATACCGGGCGCAACAACCTGCTTCAACCCTTCCGGCGTTTTGATGATCAGCATCAGTTTTTACCCCCGACAATTATCACGTTGATTACGGAGAAGTCCCTCGAGCTACCGCCAGGCACACCAGTCACGATCCTGACCTTGTTCTGCGTTCGCGTGGATCCATTGGAACCGTTTTCGTAGACGATCGCTTGTACTGCGTTGTCATCGCTCGCCATGCCGACTACTGAAAACGCAGTGTTATCCATAGGAGCAGCGAAATTGATGTCATAGATACCGGTCGTAATTTTAGTGATTGAGGCAACATTGAAATTGTTGATGATCGTTGGACCAGAGCCGACAAACAGAACCGATGCCGTCACAAGAGCTTGTTTGCTCCCCGTGATCTTTGTAGCCAGCGCAGTCGCTAAGTCCGCTTGGTCAGTAATTGCTCCCCTGAGCTTTCCCCACGCTAAGCCGTCCGTACGCCCGGTTCCGCCTTGAGCAAGAGTCAAAGCAGTGGTGAGCCCACTAATGGAGGTGATGTCGTCGTTCGCCCCCTTCTTCGCTCTGCCGTTGACCTGGGCCTGAAGTTTTCCGAATGCTGCGATGATGGCGTCGGTGGCCACGACAGACGAGGCGTCGGAGGTGGAAAGGCCGGTGAGTGGCACGGCTCGCGCGCGCGCATCAGTAAAGTATTTGTTATCGCCCTCAGGCAGGCCGTCCGTGTCATTCAGGCCCAGCGCTTCACGAACTCCCGGCACCGTTGGGGTGGTTCCCAACACTGCAAGCACTCCACCGAACTGGTTCACGAGCCCGCGAAGTGCGTCGGCTGAGTCTTTGACATAACCCTGCATCGGGGCGATCGCGTAGCCGCCTGCACCCGCCGAAGCTCCCTGATAGGGGGGCGATATTGATATCGCTGTATCGCTTGCGATGTTGGTGACTTCATACCAACCTCCGTCAGGACCGCGAAATGCATCACCGACCCGGCTGTTGGCAATGAATGCGGTGCCCGTGCCGATAACGGCATTGGAATTTTGGGTGACGGACACCGTTCCCGATTTGTACCAGGGCATCGTGTATCTCCAGAATTTATGGGTTCAGGCCAGCAATTTGGCGCAAAGAAATGGGCGATGGCCCTGATCAGTCCAGGCGTTCGAGGCGAGGCTGTACATGAGGATTCTGTTGTTGGCGTAGTCGACGCCAAGCGCGCAACTGCCGCCTGATGAGTTGTTGTGACAGGTCATCGTGAACGGATTGATGGAAACGTATTCCCCTGGTCCTAGCGCCTTGTTGATTCCCCAAATGTACCGCTGACTCACGGAGAGCTGCTCCATGCCAATGTACGTCCAGTTGCCGGCAGCGAACGTAACAACAACCGCTGGGGCGCCGCTGTCGTAGCAAAGAACGCCATTTGGATCCCACAGGCGCAAGCCATAGGTAGCCGTGCCCATCGAGGCCCAGGCAGCGACGAAATACTGCCCGCTGAGAGACTCGTTCACCTTTGAAGCATTCATCGAGAAGCCGGTCCAGTTCCCCGGCCCTCCGGTGAACCAGACTGAATACGGAACTTGTATCACTCCCGTTTGATTGGGGCGGATGAATACCAGTGGCGGGTCTTGACTGGTGACAGCGCGGGGAAATGTTGCCGTCGCATTCGCGACACCGGCATATGACCCTCTTGTCAGCATGCAAAGCCGCGGCGCCTCTGAGTCGATCTGAACAAACGAGCTGTCATTGATGCTCTGAAATCCATAGCTCATGGTGCAAACCTTATGGCGTAGGCCTTTGACACCACTTGAGACTGAAGCAGTGTCGTAGCCGATGGGTTTTTTGGCCGCACCACCACCTGGCCAGGCGCCGTCGTTACATACGGGTAGCATCTCAAGTTGCCCGACGAGTCATTTTCGGAAGGCTGCACGTCCTGTGCTCTCGTCGGGATGATCATGAAGACGCAATTGGCCGGGTTAAAGCCTGGAATGTTCAGCGTGTAGCTGGGCACGGAGCCACTGAAATCAATCACACCCTGCCAGATCACCTGGTATGTGGAAGTATTTGTGTCCATAGCGAGCTGGCCGCTCTCATTAAAGACACGCAGGCCAAATAGAGCCATTGGTTACCCCAGATAGCCGAGACGAACACGCAAGACATTGTTGGCGTCGTAGACCGAGACGTTCAGTGAGTTGATCACCAAGCGGCCCTGCCCTGGAACGATGCCGTTTATTTCAAGGGTGCCATCTTTGTTGAGAATCCAGCCTTGCTGGCCGGCAATGTAGTTGGAAGAGCTGATGTAATTTCCGATCTTCGCGTTGGTGATTGATCCGTCCATGATGAAGGCAGAATTCATGAAGACCTGACCACCTTGCACCGCAAACGGAACCGATATAGCCCCCCCGGCAATAGTGTTGACGATGGCAAAACGGTCAGCACTGACCAGGAACTGGCTTTGCAAGCCTGCACCGGTGTTCTCGATACCGAGGCCGACACCTGCTGCAACGTACTGCCCATTCGCCGTTACCTGCATCTTCACCGACCACATCGTGCTCAGCTTGCCAGCGGTGTCGGCGTAGGCTGTCGAGGTCTGCTGAATAGCTGCCGAGTTTTGGCCAATCGAGACGTTCAGTTGTTCGAGTTTCGTTGCGGTCGCCGATTCATTTGTTGCGACAACTTCCTCAAGGAGGGTGATATTTGCCGTGTTCTCGCCGACCTTCGCATCAAACGTTCTGATGCTTTTGGCCATGCTCTGGTTTTCGCTTGCGCGGACTTTCTCCTCGGTCGCGATGGCTGCAGTGCTTGTCCATCCTTTCAGCGCATCGGTTAATTCACCTTCACCATCGTCATCACGGAATGAGGCGCGCAAAGCTTGAAACGCTGTGGCCTGCGCGGTGACTTCGCCGTCGAGTTCGATGATCTCGGCGGTGTTGGTCGCCACCTGCTGGGCAAGACCGTTCGCCGTCTCCACTGTCTGCCCAACGTCGAGCCAGTAGAGCGGATTCGGCGGCGGGGTTTCGATAGGCACCGGGCCGGTGGCCTGATATATCCGCTTGCCCTGCACCACCAGGTAGTACTCTTCGTAGGTGGCTTCCGGGTCATAGGCCTTTAGGCCTTCGAGCGCGTCGATCTGCGCCTGCAAGCCTGGGATCTTGTCGATCTCGTCTCGCAGATCCTGACCCAGCTCCGCTTCCGTGATTTGTCCGGCGATCATCTCCAGAATGGCAGCGGCATCCGAACTGGACTGCCCCTGCACGCCAAGCCCGATCGGATACCACGGCCCGATGTTGCCGATCTTGTCGACGATGCGCCCCCAGAAATAGAAGGTCGCACCCGCGCGCAGGCCGAGCATTGAGAAATCACTCTGCGGATAAGCCAGGTCTGTCAGCTTGGTTGCCGCTTCCAGTGAGGTCGTCGGGCCGTACCAGATCTCCGTGCGCTGGCTGTCCTCAGCACCAGCAGGGAAACCCCATTTGAGGTAAATGCCGAACAGCAGCGGCGTCGCGGTCAGGAACGCCAGCGCCGGCGGCAGCCCTTGCTTGCCGCTGAGGTTGGTCAGGATCGAGTTGCGCCACGGCGACGTGATGTCGAACGCGCTCACGGCGCGAACACGGGCCACATAGGCACCGGCGTAGATGCCGACCACGTCCACATTGGTCATGCCGGTGCGCTGCAGCTTGATCCAGTTGCCGCTGTCCTTGCGCCACTCCACGTCATAGCCAACCGCACCATCCACGGCAGGCCAACTGATCGTCATGGTGGCCACGGCCAACCCCTGCACAACCGATGAAGTCGACGAAAGCGACACGCTCGCCGGCGCCGGCACAACGGCGATCGGAATCACGCTGATTGGTCGTTCTTCCAGGCGTGCGCCGGTGTCGATGAAAGCGAACTTGCTCGGCTCGAACTGGAGCGCGCTGATTTCGTAGTCGCCCTCGGTGGTGCGCTTGGTGCGCAGCACTCGGTACAACGGGATTGCCAGGTCATCGGCATCGAGCGCCCATTGCAACTGCGCCACCGGCGGTTCGCTGTAGGCAACCGTGACGGTCACGGCGCGGCCGTTGACGCTCTGCACGGTGCGACCTTCGGCGCGGCCACCCGGCAGGTTGATGATTAACCGATCGCCGGCTTTGGCCTGGGCGTCGCGATCGAGCGTGATAACCCGCCCCGCCACCGTCGAGATACGGCCGCCCACTTCACGACCAGCCAGCAGCGAATCCGCCACTGGGATGATATGGCCCGGCAACGGAATCACGCCTTCCATGCCTGTCTTGAACGAGACGGTGCGGTCTTGGTTGTTGCTGAGGATGGCCCACTTGCCACGGCGCTGGGCCTCCGAGGCGCGGGTGCAACCAATGGCGCTCAGCTCGGTCGGCCGGTCGCCGTAACGGCGTTGCAGATCCAGGTCAGCGAACGGAATGACGTCGGTGTCGTAGTTGTTCGCCGGGTTGTCGTAGCTCACCAGCGCCCGGGTGTAACGGGTCTTCGCCGAGGCACTGCCATAGGAGAACTTTCCGTCGATCACGTTCGACCGTGTGAACACATAGTCGAAGTCCTGCGCGCGTGGCATGTCCGCCTGCATCACAAGTTGACCCTGCGCCCAGTACGTCATGCCCCGGTAGATCGCCGAGATATCGCGCAGCAGCGACCAGGCATCTGCCTTGCCTTGCAAGTTCATGTCGCAAAGGAAGCGCGGTTCCTGGCCGCCCAGTCCGTTCGGCACCAACTGGTCGCAGTATTGGGCGATGCGGTACAGCTCCCACTTGTCGACCATGAACGGCTTGATGCGCTTGCCCAGGCCGAAGCGGTCTTCGGTGCAGATGCCATAGGTAATCCACGCCGGGTTATTGGTCCAGGCCGATTTCATCGAACCGTCCCAGGTCCCCGTGTAGGTGCGCAGGATAGGGTCGTAGTTGCTCGGCACCATCCAGCGCCGAGCCTTGCACTTCACGGTTACAGCCGGAATGTTGGTGAACTGCTCGGCGTCGAATTCGATGTAGAGCAGCGCGGTGTTCGGGTAGCGCAGCTTGGCGTCAATGACTTCGGTGTAACCGGCCACCAGCATGGTGTCGGCGATCTTGTTGGTGTTCTGGTTCGGCGTCAGGCGGCGCACTCGAATCTGCCAGCCAGTTGTTGCGTCCGGCAAATCGATGCGGCGCGAGCTCTCGTAGCGCGTGGTTGTTTTGCCTTCGACCGCATCCACCAGCACCTGCTGATAGGAGCCGCCATCGGTGGCCACGTCGATTGCGTACTCGATCCGGTAGCCGCCGACGTTGCCCTGGTCATCGGAGCGTTGCAGCGCCGGCCAGGCCAAGCGCATGCGCACTGCGGAAAGCTGGGTATTGGTGATCGATCGAACCCACGGAGAATCGCTGCGCAGCTCAATGTTCAGCGACGTCTCGTTCTCAACGGACGGAATGCCCGGGATGTATGTCTGATCCACCGAGCCCGGGCGCCAGTCCCACTTCACGTTCGGGAAGTTGTAGTTGCCGCTGGCATCGCGGATCGGCGTGTTGTCTAGGTAGATGTCGTAATCGGTCGGGACGCTGTCGAACTCACCCTCACCCACGGCGATCAGCAGCTTTGCCAGGTTGGTCGAGCGCAGGCTGTCGCTGGCTTCGGTCGGCGACTTCGGCTTACTGCTGCCGCCCTTCTCGCCGTAGATATCAATCTGTGCTGCTGCGCCCATGCTTTCCTCCAGGCATAAAAAAACCGCCTCGCGGGCGGTCGGTGTGCTGTGCTGTCCTGATTACACTTTGTCTTCAGCCAGGATCGAGGCCGAGATGATCATCCCGCCCCACCGGCGTTCTCCGATGCAGATCGGTACCGGGTTGCCGCTGGCAGTGGTGTTCTTTGCACTGCCGAAGGCGTAGGACGGGGAGTTTTCTGGGGATGCGCTTTGCTTCAGGCCCTTCGCTTGAGGGCTGAGCATCTGAATGACGCCGCCAGCCACCAGCCCAGCACCCAACTGCACGGCCCAAGGCTGACCGAAGTACGAGCCGGCCACGACCAGAACTGCGCCAATGATCGTCTGAAGCAGGCCTGCTCGTTTGCTCCCGGAAATGACTGGGACGATGCGAATCTCTTGGGTTCCGCCGAGACCGAAATCTTTTTCAGCTACGTTTTTCCGGTTTCTGAAAATCGCAAAACGCATCCCTTTGCGCTCAAGATTTTTGATAGCGCCTTCGAATCCTTCGATCGTGCACTTCAGCGCTTTGAGCGCCTCGCCCACGGACTTGCTGCCAAGCTCTCGGTGATGGACTCGACCAAACAGCTTGATAAGCGGGCCTGAAAGAAGAATGGTTGTCATGGCTGGGTTGTTACTCGCTGTCACTGCCACGGCTTTCTCCGGTCATAAAAAAACCGCCCGTAGGCGGCTTTGTCACTGCATGGTGGGTGATAAGTCCATGCTCATTGATGAGTCTATGGATATCCTGAATTTCTTAGTGGCGCCAGCCTTTATGTTGGATTCCCGCTCTTTAAGCCCGCTGCCGCATGACGACGCGCCGACGATATGCTCACCGGCGGGAACGTAGAACTTTGCGGTTTCGCCAGAGCCAATCTCGGCAGCTTTTCGCCCGTCGATGCTTACGGAAGTATTACAGCCACCACCAACAAAGCCGGAATCACGGGTAACGATCAAGACAGCATCGCCTGAAGCTGGCTTCTGATATGCAAAAAGTCTTGATGCGGGCACAGGCTCAGCCTGGGATGACGGTATTGGCGTCGTGGCGCAACCGGCCAACATTAGCATGGCGACAACAATAGATATAAACTTCAAAATCCTCTCCTTGAGGCAAGCGCGGACAGCTATTGCGGGACGAAGGGGCTGATTATCTCATCGGCTATGATAAATGGTTCTGTATAAGTTGTTTTGCCAATCGAGAAATATGAGGCTCTCCGAGTGTCCATATCGAGTAGCTTGCCGCCTCTATTTGGCCAGGAAGGATAAACGCCGTCCGGGTCAGGCTTTCCGAAAACCGACGTTAGATACTTAACGCCGGATGCGTAGCCCGCCTTCGTTCCAGGAATGACGACCGCGCTATAAAAGAAACCGTCAAAAAAACACAGAGTGCTCTTTTGCATTTTTTCTGGGCCAAGAACGTTTGGCAAATTATCCCCCGTGTAGCAAGCATCTAGCCCCTCGCCTTTTGTCCTTTCCAAAGGAGGGCCCACATCGGGGTACTTTTTGCCGAGCTGATAGCCAAGCAGGGTGAGCGGTCGCCCTTCATCTATGGATAGGTCCAATGCGCCGGAATCAAATTTGTATTGGCGAGTACCTACTCCGCTTACTTTCAGTTCTACAAATAGTTGCTTTGCTCTGACGACAGAACCGGCAAAAGCTACCACCTGGGTCGGTATCAATTGTCGTCCGTCGTCAGAAGCAAAGAGCTCTTCTCGAACCTTGCCGTCGTCGAATTTGATGCTTGCACTACAAAGCGATCCGTCTGGCGCAGGGCAGCCTTTAACCTTGCCGTCTTCCACGTGCAAAACGACGCCAGGCTTTCCATCTTTTTTGTCCATTACCATTAAAGTGGCGCTAGGCCCGCCGCCATCCGCTGGCTTTGCTGTTTGGCTGAAAACTATCGTAACGCTTCCGCGCATCTCGTCTTTTACTTCGGACCTAACCCATTCGGCATTAACTAGGGGCGCGAAGGTCATTCCCGCCAATAAAAGTACCGATAGCGAGCTTGCGTTTTTGCTCATTTATGCCACTCCTGTGATAAGGCTTACACCTTATCACTGAGATCGGCGGTGCCGCAGCACCAGTCGCGTGCGATCGAGCCACGGCCCGCCGAAGACAATTACCTCTGAGGGCCTGCCGTACAGGTGGTGAAGCAGGAACGGCCCCGGCCCGAACGTCGCAGCATCCTCACCCGGCAGCGCAGGATCAGTACCGAGAAAGATCCCGGCGTGGTTCGGGTAAACCGTGCGCCCCACTTCCATGACGACCATGTCGCCGCGCTGCGGCTGGTCGACGCGGAAGAAGCCGGCGGCCTCGTAGTTCGCCTCGTACAGGCTGGTGTTGTCTTTGCTCTCCCACCATCCATCGGCACGCTTGAACGCCTCGAACTCCAGCCCCCACTCGCGTTTGTACCAATCGGCGCAGACCTGCCAGCAGTCCCAGGCGCCGTGCACGAATGGGCGCTTCAAGAGCCGCACCTCGCCGGACGGCATGACCGTTCTCAGATCCCCCTCCGGCCAGCTGAGAATGTGCCACGGCAGCGCGGTCGCTTCGCACATGGCGAGGTCACGCGGCGAAGGCCTGCTGGTCGCATCCGGATGCGAATGAACCACGCCGATCACCTCGCCCACGTCCTCTGCCGCCGCGTATTGCTCGGGGTCGATCCGGAACTCTTCGTTCGGCTCGATCGAGACGTTGATGCAGGGGAAGTATTGCTGCTTGCGCCCAATCGCCAGCAGGAGCCCGCAGCACTCTTTCGGGTACTCGGCGGCCGCGTGCGCCTGGATCGCGTTCAAGATGTGCTTTCGCATGTCAGCTCCTTGCGATCAGGGACACAGCGGGGAAGCCGCCAAACGGCAGCGGGTTGCCTTCGCCGAAGCGCGGGATGCAGCCCTTGCCCAGCGTGGCGTCACATTGATCAAGCTCAGGGTTGTCGGTAATGACGCCGTCCTTCGTGACGTACGGCCCGGTGTAGCCACAGTTCGGCCCGCGATAGCCACCGGTGAGACACCAATGGCAAAGGGTTGTGGCTTGTCGGCCGATTGATTCATTGCCGACGTCGCCCGGGCTGGCAAGCTCCCAGCTCACCGTCTCCCCGTCCTCGTTCGTCTTCTGGTCGATATACCAGACCTCGATCGTTTCTTGGGTTGGGTCGGCTGTCGGGTTGCCGGCCGGGAAGTTCACCGCGTCGAGGTAACTGCCGAGCGTGTGCCGCATCGTCAGCTTGAACTCGAGCAGATCCTCGAACGCTAGACAAAGCGCAGTGATGCGCCCGTTGACGTTGCCCACCGACAGAGTGGGCCGAACCGCCGTGCCGTCGCCGTTCACCTCGATACCGTCGATTTGCATCGGCCAGGCGCTGTACTCGTTCCCCTGCCAGTAGATCGCCTTCGCGGGCAGTTGGTCTGCATTGTCGCCGGCGGCGATCAGCTCGGCCGCCGTATGCGGGATCGCGTGCCCGTGGAAGCGCAGAACATCCGCGCCGTAGTCCGTGCCGTCCAATTCAAAGAGCAGCACTTCGCTGCCAGGCTCAAGGACCTGGATGTCACTGATCAGCGGCATGGTTACCCCTTATGGATGGAATGCACGCTCGAACGTGGCGGTGAGTTTGAAAACGCCGCCGCCGACCGGAGTGGGCACGGGGTTCTTGCAGGTGAACAGGCCAAGCTGGCCCAAGGGTGTGGTCCAGAGGAAGGCTTTCGCGCCCGCGTGCCGATCAAGGAACGCCATGATCTCCAGCACCCTGGCCTGAGGGCCGCTGTAGGTGATCGGATACGCGTCTTCCTTGTTGTTCGGCCCGTCGCCAACTTCCTGTTTGTAACCGTCGCCGAACTGCGCGGTGCGCACCCGATACAAAATCTCGGGCGCGTCACCGTGCTGGGTTGGCCAAGTGAATGTCTCGATGGCCATCAGCCCCTCCCGTTCGTGAGTTTCCAGATTGAGCCGCCGGGCTGCAGCGCTCGCGCGATGGCGGTTTCAGCTTCGGCTTTCGCCGCTTGCTGAATCCCCTTGCCAAGCTGCGAGGTGTCTTCCGTGCTGGCAGCGCCGCCATTGCCCTGGGTTTGCACCGATACCGCGACGGGGAAGTTGTAGACGCTGCCGCCCCCACTCCCGCCGCCGCTGATTGCACGAACCCCCAGTTGACCGCCGGCGGTGCGGGTCAGTGGCATGATTGCCTCTGGCCCTGCCTCGCCCATGACGCCGGTCTGCCCTCCAGCCATCCCGAACGCTGTCGGCTTGCTCACGACGGAGTTGGTGAACGCCGCGCCATTGGCGAACATCTGAACGCCACCGGACCATGCACCACCATTCGCTTGGACGCTGCCCGGCGTGAAGCCTGACAAGTCACCGCTGTATCCCGCCGCAGTGGAGCCTGCCGACGTTGCCGCGCCGCCTCCACCGAAGTAGCTTGCGCCAGCGCCAACCAGACTGCTCAGCAGCGCCGAACTGGCCTGACGGGTCGCGATCCGCGCCATGTCCGCCAAAATCGACTTGGTGAAGTCAGCAAACGACAGCTTCCCGGTCATGGCGAAATTGACGACAGCATCTTCCATACCGCTGAAGGCGTTGCTGAACAAGTCGCGAGTCTGGCCTGCGACGTTGCGCGCGCTTTCCAGATAGTTGCTGAACGCCGAGGTTGCACCATTGCGCCAATCGCTCTGGGCTGCCGACATCTGCTCGTAGTTGCTGAGCACTGTTTCGCTCAGTTCCGTTTCGCTTCTGTTGATCGCGTCGAGCTTGGCCTGGTACTCCTCGGCGCTCATGTTGCGCGCCTTGTCGGCGCGGTCGCGCGCCAGATCCAGACGTTGCTGGTTGGCTCGATCGGCAATGCCGTTCAGTTCGCCATTGATGGCGTTCTCCCGGTCGCCACGGCCAACGCCATCCGCTGCACGGCCGCCAGCGCGCCGCAGGGCGACGTTCTGCTGGTCGAGGGCGTCGGTGTAGACCTTGATCGCCTGTGCCTGCTTGGCGAGCCGGCCCTGCTCGTTCGTCGCGATGACTTCGAGCTCACTGTCGGCTTCCTTCTGGGCCTTGACCATATTGGCCCTGGCATCGGCGATCTTCTGGTCGAGCTGGATACGCTGCGCAGCAGAGGTGCTGGCCTTGCCCTTCGCCGCCTCCAGCGAACTGATTTCAGCCTGATACGCGGCGGTTACCTCGTCGCGCTCGTTGCCGATCAGCGCTTGGCGCTTGAGCAGGTAATCTTCCTGCGTGACCAGCCCAGCCTTCTGCGCGGCTTCCAGTTCCTTCTGGGCGCTCTTGTATTCGCCGAGAATCAGCGACAGCTGGTTTTTCGAGTCGTTGAACTCGGTCAGGTTTACCGCTGAGGTCGCGGCTTTCGGGTCCTTGTTCTTGTCCTTGATGTTTTGGATCGTCTTCGAGACAACCGCTTCCTGCACCAGCGGATCGTTCGGGTTCGCCTTGCGCAGCGCCTCAACGTCCCGCTTGTACTCCTTGATCAGCTTGTTGCGCTTCTCCTCGTTGGTGAGGTTCGAATCGCTGATTGCCTTGAGTCGCAGGCTTGCGTCGATCCCGTCACGCTCGGTTTTCGCCCGGTCAGCGTCAGCCTTGGCGCCGGCGGTGATTTCCTCTTTGCGCTTTTGCAGCAGCACGATCTGCTGCTCAAGGAATTTGGTGGACTGGCTATTGGCGCCCAGTTCGTCGCCGAAAAACGACGAGAGGAAGCCGCCGGACTTACGCCCATCCAGGATTTTCTGGTAGTTGGCGATCTGCGAATCAATCGACTGGGTACGACCAACATCCAGAGTCGCGTCCAGCGCGCCGGCCGCTGCTGCTTTGATTTTTTGCCAGGCGCCCTCAATCAGGCCGAGATTCGCTGTCACCTCACCGGTTCGATTTTTGATCGTATCGGCATAGGTGTCGGTGAGCAGCTTCGCCGCCCCGATGGTGTCGCCCTGCTCTTTCAGCGCCACGATCTGCGAATAGACCGAGGCCGTAAGGAAGTTGTACTGGTCGTTGAGCTCCTTGGCTGCGGCGACGGGGTCCTTGGCAATCTTTGCGAACTCGGCAATCGTTTCGTCGATGGCTTTGCCAGTGGCCTTTTCCATCTGCAGAGCAGCTTCGGTGATCTCTTCGAAGCTGCTGCTGGCGATCTTTCCATTGCCTGCCAGCTTTGCCAAAACCTCAGCAGCCGCGCCAGTGGTGCCGACCGTTGCGCTCACCTGCTGCGCCATCGATGCCAACTGAGTAGCGCTTGTTCCGGCGGAGTTGCCGGTGAAGATGATTGCCTTGTTGTACTCGTCGGCCTCCTGGCTGCCCTTGTAATAGGCCAGCGTCAACGCGCCGACAGCCGCCGCAGCGACAGTAAACGGGTTGATCAGGCCGAGGACGTAACCGCCCAGTGCTTTCGCAGCTGGAGCGATGCCGCCGAACATATCTTTGAGCTGTCCGCCCTGTTGGAGCAGCACAGTCAGTGGAGCCTGGCCGCCTTGCAGCGACACCGCGATATCTGTGAACTGCGCAGGCACGCCACGAAGCGCAGCGGCTGTCTGTTTGGCGGTGTTGCCAGTGCGGGTCAGGCTGTCATCAAAGCGGGATAGATTCGCCCGAGACTGGTCGATCTTCGACTGGTATTCGCTGAAGGTCGACGCATCAAGCGCGCCGAGTTTTTTCTGCTTGGCCAGCTTGCTCTCAAGTTCGTCCAGCCGGCCGAGAGCTTTTACGGTCGGATCGATCTCGCCGAGCAGGTCACTCAGTTCGTCCCGCTGTTTCTTGAACGATGCGGAGGCTTTATCAGCGCCCTTTGATACGCCCTCCGCCGCCTTCTCGGCCCGTGCACCTGCCGCCGTGAGCTTGTCGAGGTCGGAGCTCGCCTGCGCAGCATCGGTCGAATCGACCTTGATGCCGAGTTCAGCAATAGAAGTCATGCGGGCTCCGTTATTTCGATTCGCTCATCACGAGCATGGCTTCTGCTTCCATGACACGAATGTCGTGGAAGACTTCAGGGATTTCGCGCCGCTTCATGCCCAGCATCGAGGCCACCGGCGGCAAGGCGTTGTAGTCCAGCCCGGTAGCCCCGCCCATGCCTACGCGCCACTGCGTCGACATCGCCTCGAACAACAGAAAGGCCGGCCAGTTGTCTGGCCAGACCTCGTACTCTTCTTCAGGGATGTCGGCGAGCGTCATGCCGAAAGCTGCCAAATCAGCTTCGGACGGCCCGGGCTCGTACAGGACGCGGGCGGCGCCGGTCAGTTTCCCAGGCGGGCCGGTTGATAGGCGGTCTGGTACGCGGAAAGCACAGCCTGAGGCGCACCAATGCAGGTGGTAACCAGAGCAGTCAGAGATTCGTCCGACAGCTTCTCGTCGAAAGCCCAGCTCGCAACGATGTCCTTGAGCTGACCAACTTGCAGCGCGATTTCGGCGCCGGTCGCTTCTTGCCAGCTCATGTCGTCTTCCTGCACCTTCTTCGCATGCTCGTCGCGCGCCGCGTTCCACTTATCGAAGTGCGCGGCCAGGGCCAGCCGATCCATGTACTTGAACTCGAACTCAACGCTGACCGGATCGGCGCCGACACGCGGAATTGCGACCTTCGCCTTGAAGGTCGGGTTCTGAGAGATTTTGATCTTGGCCATGGGTTACACCGCCGCTGCGTAACGAGTTGGGCGCGAGGCCAGCGACAGGGTGATGGTGCGGGTCATGATGTTGTTGCGGTCGAGTGTTGGGGTGGCAGTGATGGAGACGTATGCGTTGTAATAAATCACCGAGCCGTTCGGCAGCGTCAAACGCAGAACGCGAGGCGCTCGATCATCGTCGGCCGCTTCAACAGCCGCCACGTACGGCAAGCTTGGGTCGTCCGCCACGGTGATACTCATGCTCATCGGCGACTTGGTGGTCGGCAGTTGGCGGTCGTCGGATTCTTCAAGGAAGCCGAAGGTTGTGAATTGCTGCTCGCCGCCCGCACTGGTGCTGCCGGTGATCTGGCTGATTTGAGCCCAGCCACTCGCCGCACGAACCGAACCCGCGCCTGCACCAGCCGTGTAGACGACGGTATTGGTGGTGTTGATGCCTTCCAGCTCGAAAGTGCCTACGTCGGATTCGGCCACGCGGGCGACCTTATCGTTCAGGCGGGTCCAACCGGAGTTCACGACGATAACGTCGCCGTCGGTAAGGCCGTGCGCGGCGGCCGTAGCAACCGCCGGATTCGCGTTGCTGATGGCAGTTACAGGCTTCAGCGCGCTGAAAGTCGCTGCGATTTCGAGAATGGAGCCGTTGGGGAGAATGGCGCTCATTGAGAATGTTCCTCTGTGCAGAAATGACAAAACCCGCTCAATGGCGGGCTCTGGGTTTGCCCAACGGGCGGATTAGTTGGTGTCGGATCGGTATTGGAACGAGGCCGGCACCGTAAAGGTGTTGCCGTCTGGTATCCCGGGACCCGGCGCAACTGGCGTCATGACCAGCGCCACAAGCCCAGCGCGGGGAATACGCAGATTGAGCGTGAACAGCGCCGCCAGCTCGTCAACGATGCCGCTCGCCTCGGTGCGGTACTTGCCGGAGGCCGTCACGATGTTGACCTGGAACACACCGGCGTAGACCCGGTGATCGCCGCTCAGCGTATTGCTGGCCGTGACCGCCGGCAGAGTGAAGGCTCGCAGGTACGTCTCGCCCGTCGCTGGTGTGTAGGTTTCGTTCTCGACCACAACCTTGATGGGCTTGGCGCGAGCCTTGGCCCAAGTCAGCAGGCGCGACTCGAAGGCCGCAGCAATGATGTTGTGGCTCATACCTGGTTGTTCCTGATGGCTTCGAGCACGATCTGCTGGAAGCGGGCCTGGGTGATGCGCACCATCCCGCCAGGCGCCTGATCGGAGTGGCCGTACTCCAGCGGGATCGCGTATGGCAGATTGTTCACGATGAAGGCCGTGGTGCCTGCCCGGAACAGGATCGACTCGCCCGCGATGCGCGCCGTCGCCTCTGCGCCGGTCGGGTCAAGCGTGCTGAGGGTGCCAGCAGCCGGCGCATCAATCGTCATCTGCCAGTTGCCACGGAATCGGCCGGTGTCTACCGGTGACATGCGGATCAGCGAGTTGCCGATCTCGATGATGATCTCGCGAAGGCTGGCGTCGACCGCATCCTTGGCCTGCTCTGCGAACTCTGCCAGCTGTAACGCGAAGCTGCCCTGCTGCCCTGCGTACTTGTTCATGAGCGCACCTGAAGTTCATACAGCAGCGGCGTGCCGGCTGGGTTGATCTCCTTGAAGTTGATCACCGTCCACGTTTTGCCCTGCACGTCCGCCTTGATCTGCGGTTTCGGCTTCCAGTCCATGCCCAGCGCCGCAACCTTGAGTTTCTTGTCGCCGCGCACAATCAGGGTGTCGTTCTGGAATTCAAGGCCGGTGAAGTCGAGCAGGATGCCTTGGGCGGTTTGCTCAATGATCATGTCGCCGCCATCGGGATTGTCCGGGTCGTACTCCGCCGGCTGGATGTCTCGAAGCGTTACCGGCTGGCCGTATTGAGTAATCAACCGCAGAGCGGTGGCAGCCATGCGGTCGTAGAACTCACTCATTGGTCAGGCCCTTATGGCGTAAAGCCCACGCTTCTGGAGGTAGTCGGCAAACTGCGTGCGGCTCGGGCGATCCGGAGCCGCCGGCAGCAGTTTTCCGCTGGTATTGGAGATTGCCGCGTATTCGGTATCCACAGCGCCTTCCACACGCTCGCGGATAATCGCGCCTTTGCGTGTTTCCGGTGGGTCGATATCGTCTGCATGAATCTCGCCCGCGAGGGCCATCTGCCCGTACTGGATACGTGCAGGAATGTAGTCGGACGGCTTGTTTTCGCCGTCGATATTGACGCCACGGCGAGGCCAGGCCAGCGCCTGGTCACCGTTGGCCCGGCATCCTTTCCAATTCATGCCATCCATCGCCAAGGCGGCCCGGCGAAGCAGCGTTTCCTGTGCTGCCTCTTCCGCGGGAATGGTCACGCCGTACCGCGCGGCGTAGCTGACCAGTTCCGCCGCGGTTGAGTAGCTGTCCGCGTCAGGCTTGCCGGTACCGTCCTCGATGATGAGCATTTGTTACTCCTGGGTGGCTGGCTGGGCCTTGAGCAGTTCCATCAGCTCAGCCTTGTTGGCAGTGGACGAATACTTCACTTCCTTGGCGTCCAGTTGCTCTTTGATTTCCGGGATGGTCAGGCTATCACGCGGATCGGAGTTCTTCGCGCGCTCGGCAGCGAGATCTGCCAATGCCTGGGCGAGCTGGTCCTGAGTGTCGGTGAGCTCAAGGCGGATAGCCTGCGTCTCGTCTGCGCCGCCGCCATTGTTGCGAGCCCCGCTCTCGTCCGATCGAGTGCGAGCAGTATCAACTCCGCCGGTTTCGCCTACGGTTTCGGGACCGACAGTGATATTGCCTTCGGTTCCGCCGAAGCCCCAGCGGGCCTTGATATTCGGGTCGATGTGATTGTCTTTTTGCACGGTCATGGGTTTCTCCTGGATCAGTTCTGCGCGGCGGGCAACTCACCCGCCGCGCGCTCGGTTACGGCGTTGCCGCAGTAACGAGGGAGGTGATGAACGCCATAGGCACCTGCTTGCGAGCAAACTTGCGCTCCCAGTTGGTGGCCAGCGCCAGGTCCGCCCAGTTCGCCGAGATCGGGCGAGTGGTGGTCGGGGTACCGGTGATAGTGGTGCTGGTGAACGAGAAACCCAGCGGATGCACAACGAAGTTGCGACGAGTCCACAGGGTTTCAGCGCCGCCACCGTTACCGCGATCAGGCGTGCGGTCGTATTCCAGGCCGTCTTCGCCTTCCGGCTGCTGCTCGGCGTAGCCGATAGCGCCCGGGCCGAAGATGATCGACAGGTACTTGGCGGCTGGGCCGGTGCCGATCACAGGCAGACCGTCATCCAGCACGACAACCATGTTTTGGAAGCGACCGAACTCTGGCACCTGATCTGCAATCGGCGTGTAATCGATCTGGTTTTGGATCGCCAGTTCGGTGTGCACTGCGGAGTGCATGGCGATGACGCTGAGGCCGCCCAACTGGCCGCTGTAGTCACCCATCGTGCCCTTGGCGCGGATCACAGCGGTAGGGTTGATGATGCCGCCGGCGTCTACGACCATGTCGCCGCCATTAGAGGCGATGTTGTCGTTGTAGATGCCCACTGCGGTGGCGATGGTGCGGCGCTGGGCCACACGCTGCCAGTAGGAGATCAGGCGGCCTGCCACGAACTCCAGCGGGTCTTGCTTGGTGATGTTCTTCACCAGGTTCATGCAGTTCCAGCCTTCGTTGAGGTACGCGGCGCGCGCCTGCATGGAAGCGCTGGTGACCGACAGCGGTACCGCGATGTCGGTGTACACGTCGTTCGAGTAGTTCGACTCGATGGACGCGTCCAGGTCAACCCACCACGGAATGGTGAAGGTGTTCGACGGGCTGGCCAGCAACTGGGTCATGTCCGAGTTGGTGGTCAGGATGCCCGACTGGAAGAACGCGGTGCGCTCGACAGTGTTGACGCTGATGTAATCCCGCAGTTCGTCACGGAAGATGACGTCGGAAAGAATGGTTGGCATTGCGATAGGTCCTTTTACGATGCCTCAGCAGCTGCCTTCAGGCGCGCATGCTCGGCGGGGTTGGTTCGGCGGAGCTCTACGCGCTCCATCCCGGTAAGTTGGTTCCACGTTTTTGCGGCCCCGCCGCCTTTGCCGCCGGTAGCCCCGCCACCAGAAGCCCTGCTTGAAGCGATCAACGGAGCCAGGGAGGCGTCGTTGAAAAGTTGAGTCTTGAATTCTTCCACCGTCAGAGCGGTAGGCCGGCGCTCAGCGTCCAGCACCACGACGGTGGGCTTGCCCTCGCGCAGCTCCATGGAGAGGCGAGGCTCGATGATTTGTTGCAGCACGGCAGCAGAGCCCTGAACGGCCAGTTCGCCGGCCACGCGGGCGGCAGTCGCACCCACGGTCAGTGCGTGAACCTGAGCCTGCAGCGCGCTCAGCGTGCCGTCTTTCTCGGCCAGCGCAGCGGTGTGCTTTTCCTGCCAGCTGCGGTCGAGCGCTTCAGTGTCACCGGACTTGCGGGCGGCATCCTCAGCAGCGATTCGCGCCGCTTCTTCAGCCTCGCGCGCCTTCGTTTTGTTGGCTCGAAGCTCAGCCAGTAGTTCGTCATTCTTGGCTTTCAAGCCCGTGACGTCCTCAGGTGCCGGCAAGCCTTCCACTGCCAGCACGTAGTCTTCGCCCTGCGCCTTGTAGAACGCCTGCATGGATGGTTCGAGCGCGTCATATGCTGCTTTGTCGATCAGGTATTTCATGCTGTCCCCCTGGGACTGGTTTACAGGCTCAGCCTGCGGATCAGATGCCTGCGCGCTCGAAGGCCAAAGGCTCCAAGGCCTTCATCTCAACGAGTGTCAGTGGTTTGAAGTTGCGATCGAGCTGGAGCTCGGAAAAGCGCTTAACGCTGAGCCCACCGTTGCGGAACAGAGCACCACGGGCCTTGCCAATGGCTTTGTCCTGAAACGATGCGGGCTGCTGCTTGAGCCAGTGGTAGTAATCGAGATCGGCGCTGACTTGCGCTGCACCATCCGCTCCTTTTGAGGCCCTTGTGGCGTCCCTCTCGAACATTTCGCTGAGGCGCGTCAGCAGCACAAAGGTCGTTCGGCAGTTCGGGTGGAACGGTGGCCTTGGCCCTGAATCGACAGGGAATCGGCGCTTATCCAGCGTCCGGCAAATCTGGCTAGTCTTGCTGTCGAGCGTGGCAACCAGCTGTATCTCGGTGACGATGTCGGTGTTGGCCTTCGCCGTCTCCATTCGCGCCTGGCTGGCAACGTGCTGGATTGCAGTGCGCACCACCGTTGAGGCGTTGCGATCAGTGATTGCCAAAATGCCGTCGGTGTACCCTGCCGCCTTCGTGCCTCGTATGTTCTGCAGGATCTGGAAGTTCGTCTGCCCTTCGAAGAATCCTTGCCGGATTGCTCCGGTGACACGCTCGCGCTCAGCCGTCGTCCAGTCCTTTATGAATGGCTTGAGCAGCTTGCCGCCGTCCCGAATGCTGAGCGGGTTATTCATGACAGCGGAGCGGATCGCCGTAACAGGCGGGATCGCAGCCTCAAGGCTAATGCCGGCCGGGACCGCTTTCGTCAGGCTCGTAGCCTCGAACTGCGCTTCGTAGTTGGCAAGGTCGATCAGATCCAGCGTCAGCTGATCGGTGAAGCGGGTGAAGATGCCCAGCAGCAGGCTATCCACCTCGTCGAGCAGCGTCTCCAGTCGCTTACGTGTGAACCCGGTCAAGTCTGGCTTGGTCAGGCGCTCACGCAGCGAGCGGTCGATCTCCTTGAGGAAGGGGGTGAACTTCTTCACCTCCCCCGCCTTCAGCCTTTCGAGGAAGACAGCGTGCCGAATGGTGGCATCAAGGATCGCTTGGTTTGCCGCCATCTGGGTTGTCCTCATCGTCCAGGCCAAGGCCTACTGGATTCGCTTCGAGCTCGCCGCGAATGTCCTCGTCCGTCTTCTCTGGGTCGATCACGCCGCGGTCGCGCAGGTACTGCCAGAAGTCAGACTCAGGCACGCGCCCGGCCTGCACTGCATTGAACAGACTGGCCATGATTGCTGCGTCGAGACTCACTTGCGTGAAGTCCTGATTCAGCTTCAGCAGTGCTTCGCCGGCGACATTCTCGAATGCGCACATCCACATCAGGCACTGGCTGTAGGCCTCGCTGACGTTGCTCACGGCCAGCGACAGGATGCTGTGCTCTGCCGCGCTGTCGTTGTCAGCCTGGGTTGCGGTCTTCACCGCGCTGCCACGCTCAATCAGCCGGGCGCCGAGCGAGACCATGTCCTCCTTCTTGCCGTCCATAGCCTCTTTGACGAGGGTGTTCGGCTCAGGCTGAGCAAAGCCACACGATCCATTGGCCGGCAGCGTCAGCGGTGCGCGCGAGCCGACATAGATGCCGTTCTCTTCCAGGTGATCGCGCCACGCCTCATCAAGGCCAGCGATCCAGAACTGAGGCTGACCCGAGAACCAGACCGAGTCCTCGTAATCCGCGCTGTTGTGGTAATGGCCGATGTTGATCTCAGCCATGTCGTACAGCGGAGAGTCATCAATCGACGAATCGTTGTTCTCGCTGCCGACGAACATGAAGGGGATCAGGCGCCAAGGCTTGCCCGTGCCATCCAGAGGCGTGTGCGCGTCACTCGCCGCCCAGCTCCCGCCCTCAGTCGTCCACAGCTCCTGCTCGTACACGCCAGAATCATTCAGGCGCAGCACGCGATATTGGTCCTTGCTCTCAACCCCGAAACCGTCGTCGGTGTCCTTGTCGACCACTTCCTTCAGCACAACCAGGCTCAGCAGGTGCTGCCCGCCGACCTTGCGCGTCTTCCAGTTGATGATGCACTCAGCGTTGTAGCTGGCGATGGTTGGGCGGATGCCCATTGCTGCGCTGTCCGCCTTGCTGGTCGCTCCTGGCTCAACGCTTGGATAGTCAACCAGCAGCCCGTGACGCCCAACTTCGAGAATGTGCCCGATGACCGACTGCGATTGCTGGTAAATGCTGATGCCCTGGCCATCGACATCCTTGGCGACGTATTCGAGCGCGGCTGGCACGGTGAGCGTTGGCCATGTGCGGAACACCGCACCCACCAGACTGTTTTTCGTGCGCCCGGTGGCGTTGTAGAACACGGCCCGCATCAGATACGTGGCGAAGCGCGCCTTGTTCTCGTCGCTCTCATCGTGAGGGTTGGGCCGAGGCAGGTAATAATCCCCGCGTGCCTTCACGGTCTCGGAGCCCTTGCACACGTCGCGCACCAGCCGCCAACGGGACTGTGCCGCGTCGTATTCCGGGCGGGTATAGGTGACGTCTGCCATTAGCGTGCGAATCCCATTTTGATTGATTTGACCGGCTTCCTTGCGCTCTTGGCGACAGCGAAATACCGGAATGCATCGGACGGGTGAGACGCCCAGTCATGAAGAGGCTTGTCTTTCCAGCAGCCCTTTTTGTCGTCCCACTCTTTGCGGTAATTCTCGAGCGCGGTGATGCCCTCTTCGCACTTCGCCTCGTCAAAGGCGCAGAGCCCGAGGATTTCCCGCGCTTGGTCGATGCCGTCGTCGACGCCGATCTTCGGCACGACCTGGAACGTCATGCGGTAGTGCTGGCCGTCGATCTCGTAGCCTTCGCGCGCCATTTCCCGGCGGGTCTTGGCATCGCTACCGAACTCGCGGTTGTCGATGTCGTGCGGCCCCCAGTGCTCGGAGTAGGTGTAGCCCTTGTCCTTGAGCACCTTCATGTAGTGCCGCAGGCCTTCCCCGCTGTTCTGATAGAAGTCGATGACGTGGTACTCGTTGCCGACCTGACGCACGAACCAGATGGCCGTGGAGTCGCCGACGCCGATGTCCCAGAAGGTCATCACCGACAGGTGGCTGTTGTCTGGCAGCGTGCCGATACGCTGAGCGGCGTAGAGTTTGGTGAACTGCTGGGCGTAGTAGGCGCCCTCGATCGACTGCTGGAAGGCTTCGGCCGGAATCGACGGGTATTCCCGCTTCATGTCATCGCCGAGAGTCTTCTCCTTGGCGGCGTACCAGGCGCGCTGGCCAGGGTTCGTATCGATGCCGTGCTTGGCAAACAGCTCGTTGAAGTATTTGGCCAGGCGCTCCGGAATGACCGCTTCGGCTGGGTCGAGCCAATAGGCCTGATTCTTCCACCAGCTGAAGAAGAAAAACTTCCAATCCAGCTTGCCGAGTGGTGTGCCGGACAGCAGCTGCTTCTCGGCGCTCTGCGAGTAATCGAAGAAGTAGCCCGCCCGGCCTTCCGCAGTTGATTCGATCGTGACAAAGCAGTCAGTTGCCACCGCCTCGAAGGCGCCGGTGACGATCTCGCGCGCCTTGTGCGGAAACTTGGCGCAGATCTTCCCGAACTCGGATACGTGCAGGTAACGCAGCGTGCCGCCCCGGAACGAGGTGCTGACGTAGAGCGAGCCACCCTTGCTGAACACCAGTTCGCCGGCGGCATCGTTGCTCGCCGGGTTGGCGGCGCGGATCTCTTTCGGCAGGTTGTCGTAGGCGTACTTCACCTTCTCCCGGAACAGGCGCTTGGCGTCGTTCAGGGTGTGAGCGATCAGTGCGCACTTCGCAGACTCGAAAAGAGCGGCGTCCAGCTGGATGATGCAGCACTCAGTTGTAAAACCGAGCTGCCGAGCCTTCAGGATGATGTTGCGGGTGTGCATTCCATCGAAGTATTCAATCTGCTCGTGCGTCATCCGGAAGCGGACTTTCTTGCCCTGCTTGTCGGTGATGAAGTAGAGATTGTTCAACCGCCAACGCTTATCCCGGAGCAGCTTCATGTGCTCGGGCTTCATGTCAGGCGTCCTTCGATAGTTCGTCCATCATCGCGGCCAGGGTATCGACTGTCTTGTCACCCTCTTCCGTGTCGAGGTTGTAGGCCTGGCGTTCGCCTTTGATGACTTTGAGCTGAGCGTCAACGCCAGCGTTAAGCGATCGGGAGAAGTCGCCGATGTTCGCCTCGTTGACCGTCATGGCCTGAAGCGCGGCGCTGAGCTTGTTCGCAATTCCTCGCCACTGAGCCAGATCAACTCGGTGCGCGAGCACTACAGAGGCAGCCTTGTCGGAAGCCTCCTCAATGATCTGCTCTTCGGTTACCAGCGGATCGTCTTGGTAACTTTCCGTGGTAACCGCGTTGGTAACCTTTCGCTTGGCTGCGGCTCTGACCTTATCCGTCAGGTCGCGCACCCAGCCTTCCTTCTTCGCTCGCTTGGCAATCGCTACATGAGAGATGTTGCTCTCTTCGGCGATTGCTCGAACTGAAAGCGACCCAGCCCGGTAGGCTCGTTCGATCGCCTCCCAGTCGGGTTGCTTGGTTGTCATAGGGAATCCTTAGTCTTCGATGTCCAACAGCACATCAATCAGCTTCTGCTCTCCCAGGCGCATCGCACCCAGGCATTGCAGGTCGTCGCACTTAGGGCCGAGCCCGAACACAGTCACCTGACCTTTCGGGCCGATCAGGGTCAAGGCGCCTACGGTGCATTCCGGATGGACACCAGCATCGAGGTCGTCAGCGATCTTGCGTAGGGTCTTCGCGGCGTCGCGCCATCCCTCGCGCTTGAAGTCGATCAGCTTGGCGGTCATGCCTTCACCATTTCGTGCGTCTGGGCGTGAGCCTGTCCGTGGAGGATTGCCACGACCAGACCCTGAGGCAGCCCGGCGGACTTGGCGGCGTCGATGGCCTTGGCGATCGCGATATCCAGTTCGGTCACAGCCTTATTGATCTCAGGGCTCATCGGCAGCGCGTGGCGCAAGCGAGTTACATTGCTCATCAGCTGAATGGGTCAGCTGGTTTGGCGATCGAGCGAACGAACCACATGAAGCCCTGCTGGAGATTGGTTTCGGCCAACGCCAGCAGACGTGGGTCAACGCCTTCAATCTGGCCGATCTGCTTGAACAGTTCGCCGGCGTCGGCCTCCAGAGCCTTGATCGAGTTCATGCCGTCGATTTCAGACTGAGTCAGGTCGCGGTAGCCGGTGATCTTCTTGTGCTGGTTATCCATGCTGCTCTCCTCGTCGCGTGTCGCGACACAATTTGCACTCTCGCGAAACGTGTCGCGACCTACTTGCTTTGGCTGCGCTTGATCTGCGCGTCGACCTGGTCTGCGCAAGTGTCGAGCAGGTTGATGGCTTGGTTCTTCAGTTCCCACAGCTGGCCGTTGTCGGCGAGGTCTTCATCAGCTACCCGCTCACATGGCACCAGCTCAGGGGGTTCGACTCTTACTGCCGCTGTCTTTGTTACCACTGCCGGCTTTCCCGCGCAGGCCGTCAGGCAGAGGCTGAGCAGCCCAATCACGAACAGGCTTGCTGTTGCGCTTGAGTTCTTCAAAGTTCTTCTCCGCCTTTCTGGCTTTGGCCTGGCTGGCCTGTAACCGCTTGTTCAGGTCTTTCTGGTAATCGGCGTTGCGCTGGGCTTCGGCGCGTAGGGTGGTGATCGTGGCCTGGCTTTCGAGGTTGGCGTCGACCGCCTTCTTCTTCTCGCTGGCTTCGAATGCCACTTCTCCGCGAAGGGCGACGACTCGCGACTGCTGAATCCCAATGAGGAGCAGGCCGACCAGGGCGATGATGATTGCTGCAGCGAAGGCCTTCATGCGGCATCCGCCTTGCGACCGAGGAAGCGGGTCACCAATTCGCGTATGGCTGTCACGCCGAGGAAGCCGATCGTGCCACCGGCAGCGACCGACAAACTGGAAGGCCAGGCCATCCACTCGATAATGCTGGACGCGACCAAGCTCAGCGATCCACAGATCAGCGCCTCGAACACAATCCGGCGCTTACTGGTTTCCTTCGCGTCGTACATGACTCGAAGCAACGATACGGTGATGGACATGATCACGCCCTGCCAGAGCGGATTGCTCAACGCCAGCCAGATCTTGGCCCATGTGTCTGGCTTGTCAGGCATGTTTGGCATCCGGGTTGCCTCCCCCATGGGGAGTTTGATAAATCCGGCGTCCGCTGCACTCCCAGCTCGGAGCAATGGGTGTGGGGAGCCGAAAACGAAAAAAGCCCCTGCGAATGCAGAGGCCCTGAATAGGTGCGGATGGCAGGTGCTGATCTCCTGCTTTCGGGCTGGTCGAGTTGCACGACCGTACAGTGTGGTTCCGATTACCACAGGGCCAAGGCCCGTTACCTTTACGCATCAGCCTGCGCATTCATCCGCATAATGCGAGGGTCTTTCCCCTCCTGTCCGCCGAAGGCTATCACAGCGTCGACGCCCCTTTGCATCGATCTCGCTGTTCCTGTCTCGCGCCACCCTGAAAGCATTGTGAGGTCAGCGTGCGCGGGCTGCCGGCGTTGATCCGTGCGTCGCACTATCCGGCTATCGACGTCCAGGCCTTCCCGAAGGCTGTCCTGGCTACAGGTGTTGCTGGCTGGCATGGGAGGGTTCGAACCTCCGACCGGGCGGTTAACAGCCGCCTGCTCTACCGCTGAGCTACACGCCAATTTGGTGCCGTCACGAGGATTCGAACCCCGGGCCATTCGCTTACAAGGCGACTGCTCTACCACTGGAGCTATGACGGCTAATTTCAGGCAATAAAAAACCCGGCGCGGTGGCCGGGTTTAGTGTTTCGAGAGTAAGTTGCCGGAGGCAAAACTCTAACAGTGGCGAAATCATGCCATGAGCCGCACGGGAACGCAATAGGCCCTCAAGCGGCCTCGCGCATTTCGTAAATTACAGCGGCGACTGGACTCAAAGCGCGGCGATCCAGATCCTCGCAGCACTCGAAAATCAGCTGGATTACACCGCCCCAATCCCGCTCCCAGTTGCACGACTCCAGCCGCACCTCGTATACCTGCCACATCCACGCCCGGAACTTCTCGGCATTGGCCAGCGGATCTTCGTTGGCCGACTGTCCGCCCTGGTGCATGTACCGGTACCGGCGCATGATCCCCTTCACCACGAACTCCAGCTTTTCCCGCTTCGCCGCTGTCATTCGCGGCGATCGAGTTTGCACCAGCAGGAAAACAACCTCTTCCGCCGCCTCGCGGATATCGTCGCTCTGCTCGGCCGCGTACATGAAGTCACCGAACACACGGATCTGCGGGTGCAGCCGCTCGATCGCTGATTGGATATGCCCAGCCAGCGCGCCGTGCACGGCATGGTTTGCCGTTGGGCCGCGCTCAGTGTTCTGCACCACCACGCCGAGCTGGACCACGTCGGAGGTCTGGCCGGGGGCCGGGTTGTATTTGCAGTCATGCCAAGCCTGGCGCGCTGAGTTGATTTTCATGCTGCCTGCCCCTTTTTCAGTTCTCGGGTCTTGGCCCGGTATTCGGCCTTGATGGTTTTGATTTCTTCGACGGTAAGCTTCTGGGGCTGATGAGGCCCTTCGATCCAAGCCACCTTGTCGGCGCCGATGCGCTGCACCAACCGGATGCGGTACTCGACCGCGTTGCCGGACAGGTTGCGGTTGCACTTCACGCACTGGCGGTGGATGTTCAGGGGTTCGAAGCGCAGTTCCGGGCAGGCGCCGACGGATCGGTAGTGCCCGGCGTCCCAGCGGCTGCCGGTAATCAGGTCACTGTCGTTCGGCATTGAGTCGCAACTGATGCACGGCAGGTGCGCATCACGCAGGCGGACATACTCGTTCACCGCCGCCTGGGCTTCGCGCAGGTGGTCAGCCCTGGTCTTCAGCTTCTCTTTGCGGACTTTGATCTCTCGGCGATCACGCTGAGCAATTGCCTTCTTCGCCTTCTGCTCGTTCCGGGGCGCATCCTTCAGCGCGCAGGCTGGACTGCACACTGCCTGACCCAAGCGCTGAGGGACGAATGAGGCCCCGCAGGAGGCAACACGGCATTTCTTCGGCTTGGGCGCCTTCTTTTCCTTGATGGCTACGCGCATGGTTGTGGCTCCATGGTTTCCAGTCCTTGAGCACGATCACTGTCGATGCCTTCCGCCCGCTTCAGCAGGGCATCGACAACCCGCGCGTCTACTCCCGGGGACGACTCGTAACTTGCGACCGCATTGCGTATTTCCTGGGCTTTTGCATCCTGCCAAGCTGCATGAGCCTGTAATGGATCATCGAAATACCCTAGGTAGCGACGAACTCCGTTGATGCGAATTTTTGATGCGAATTTTCTGTCCCGGATGTTCCAGCTGACGCCAACCGGCCACGCTCCGCGCGCGCCGATACATGACGTGAGGATGGTGTTTATTCTCGCAGGCACAAAACAGCAGGCTTCTCTCGAATAGGCTTTGTTTCCAGCGATGATGATGTCCTTATCAAGCTGGTAGCTGTTTCCGTCGCCGTCACGCATGTGGAACCCGGGCTGCGCATTTGCCCAGTCTGCAAAATCAGGAAGATCCTCAAAATCGCATGTAGATGATTTATAGGTCGGCCACTTTTTTGACCGATCACCATCGGACTTACACCGTCGATTAATGTCTTTCCAAATCGTCCGAATCCGTTTATCGATCATATCGCCCGCCCCATTTGTCGGATTCAGTCCAGCGCACGCCATGCTCGGCGCCGAAGGCATGCATTAGCTCGAACAGATCGCTGAACCACTTCTGCGACTGCTTGCGGGTCGATACGGCCATGACGACGAAGCCACCGTCGAGGCCAGGCTCTGCGCGCTGCTTCTCCAGCGAGGCACTGAAAAGGCACTTCCAGTCCTCGCTGGTCAGCTTTTTGCCGTGCCAGATGACCTGCTCGGATACGTCCTTGAGCATTGCCCACATTTTCCGGTTGCAGACGTCCGGGCGCTTTTCGTCCTTGATGACCACGATCTTGGGTTTGGTGAAGTCTGTAGCGTGCAGGACGCCCATGAGGCGGCTGATGTCGCGTTGGCTGCGGATTGCGAATTCGGTCATGGCCGGAACTCCTTGAGCAACTGGCGAGCACCCATGACGGCACCTTTGTCGCCGGATGTGCGACTGATGTCCTTGAGCCATTCCAGCATTCGGGTGTTCTGTGCTTTCAGGTCGATGACCATGCCGAGCAACTCGTCCCCGTCGGCGTCCATGTCGGACTTGAGCGCTTCGCCAATCGCGCCAAGATCGCAAGCGGCCGCCAGAAGCATGCGTTTGTGCGATTCAAGGTCTTTGATCAGGGCCAGGACCACTTCAGGGGTCGCCGCGTTTTGGAACCCAACTTGGCAGGGGATGTAGGGCGACGATGGATCGTCTTTTGCGGCCTCTGCCAGCCGCTTAAGTTCTGTGTAATCGGTCATGTCAAAACCCTTCCTTGCCGCGCTGAGATTCCCATTCGAACGGGACCACGATCATTCCGCCCTCGCGCAGGCGGTCGACGCAGCGCTCGCCCATTGCACCCGGCAACTGGTGCGCGTCGAGGTTGGAGATCACCACCGTGGGGCGCTCCTGCTCGTACCGGCCGTTGATGATTGCGAACAGGGTCGTCAGCTCGAAGTCGCTCGGCTGCTCCTTGCTCACGCCTACCTCGTCCAGCACTAGCAGATCGGGATCGATCAGGCTCGACAGAATCTCGGCCTCGCTGCGTTCGCTGTGCTTGTCGTACGTGGAGCGGATCGCCTGAAGGATTGCGCCAACAGTGCGGTACACGGCCGTTCGTGACGTGTTGTGCAGCAGCTCGTTGGCCATGCCAGCGCCGAGGTGGGTTTTCCCGGTACCAGGCTTGCCGATCAGTACCATGCAGCGACCAGTCTTCAGGATCTCGTCGAAGATCTGCACGTAGTGCTGGCAGAAGCGGAGGGCTTTGCGCTGGCCGTCGTTCTCGGCCTGATAGTTGCCCAGCGTGCGAGTGGTGAAACGTTTCGGGATCAGCGCATCGCCTAGCTTGCGAGCTAGGGACATGCGCAGTTCCATCGCCTTGTTGGCTTGCTCGGCGGCTTCGGACTTCTCGCGGGAGATACGGGTGCACTCCGGGCAGTTGCTTTTCAGCTCCCGGCCCAGCACAGGAAAGACCCGCTGCTCGTAGGCGCCATGGGTTTCGCACTCAGCAGGCTGGATGCGAGTGCCCGGCGGCAGCTCTGGAATTGCTTGGACTGGCTCAGAGCGCATAGCTGCCGTCCTCCCGCATCTTCAGGCCTGATGTGTAATCGCGATCGGCGAAGCCGGTGTGGCGGGATTGCGGGAACGGGTGCACGTTGCTGGCGACCTTGTCCGGGAAGATGCCGGTCCAGCCGTTGGAGATCGAGGTGGCGAGCACCTGGTCCGGCGCGGCATGACCCAGCAATGCCTTGGCCTGCTGCTCACAACTCTTGGCGGTCAGCGGCTTGCGGATTTCCTTGCGGTGCTGGCACCAGTCGGCCCACGACTTTTCGGACACGTTCTCAGGCTTGGCAGTGAGCGGATCGAATTTGGCAGACTTCGCCGGTGCGCCAGCACCATGCTTTTGATCTTGCTCTTTCTTCTCTTCTCTTCTCTTCTCTTCTCTGGTCCGCGTTTTGTCCGCATCGCTTGCGGACACATTGCGGACAGAGTTGTTTTTGCGGTCGTTACGCTTGCGCTCGCTGTCGTTGGCCCGGCGCTTTGCACTGGCGCCGTTGTGCTCGTCAAAGCGAGGCATTACAAGGCTTCCGTCTTCCTGCACAGACGCCCATTCCACCTCGATCATGGCCTGGGTAAAGCCCGGCCAGCCAACCACCGCGTCCATCGCATCGACGCTGTAACCGTGCAGCACACCGTCGTCGGAATGGGTGTCGAAGATGCTCCAAGCAATGTGCAGTCCGCCAATGATCCGAAGCCTGTCCGCTTTCAAAGCGGACACCATGCGGAAAACTTTCGGATGTGTCTGAAGGTCGATTCGCATTTTGATCCAGTCCCCGGCCATTACGCGGCCCTCAGTGCTTTGTCATGGGTGAACAGCCCGTCCCAGGTCTTCTTCATTGGCAGCTCGCCAGCCAGGTACAGGTCGTACAGGCGTACGGCGCCCTTCTTGAGCAGGACGGGCGTGAAGGAAACGAACGGCTCTTTGCCGTGGGGAGTGACTTCGTGCTGATGCTCGGTCATGTACTTGTCGCGGGCGTAGGACGCCACACGGAAGCGCAGACCGGATTTGCTCTCGTTGTAGAGCCAGTTTCGACCTTCGAGGAACTTGCCCACCTGCATGACGTTGACCCCATTGAGGCCCTTGCAGAATTGGGTGTGCGTCATCCCTTCCTTGAACAGGTTCTCCATGGAATGGATTTTGGAGGCCTGGGCTTCGACTTGGATGGTCAACTGAAGGCGCTGCTGCTCAGCCTCGAACGCGATCTGGATGAGATCCATGCGGGAGAGTTCGCGGGGTTGGGCGATCTGCCCTTCCAGCTCCTGCCAGCGATCCACCAGTGCGGCCGTGAACTCTGGGCTGAGCTGGGCAACCACGACGAAGCTGTCGCGCTTGCAGACCTGATACTGCTCGACGGTTTGCTTTAGGTGATTTTTAACTTCCACCAATGGTGGAAGTTGAATTACGCCCCTGTCCGCCAAGCGCTCGATCGTGCGCTTCACGCTATCGTGGCGAGCGACGACAAGTTCGGCGATCTCTTGAGATGACATGGTGGCACGCGACACGTTTTCAGAATTCGAGAAACGTGTCGCGACACTGAGGGTATTGCCGGTATTGGGAGAACTGTGCATAATCAGCTCCAGAACGTTTTGTTGTATGCAGTAAAAAGAGCCGGGATTGCGCCCCGGCTTTTTTGTGCCTGCGATTTGGTGAATGGTTGTTTCATTGGCAGTTCCTCATGAGTCCCTGAGGGGCTTATCAGCCCTTCCGTCCTATGGAAGCGACGTTGCTCCGGCTCTTTGGTGGCCGGGTCATTCGATCCAGCGCCCGGTTCATGATTGTTGCGGCCATCTCTTCTGGCGTTACCCCGTTGCGTCTGGCTAATAGCTCCAGATCAGCGAGTCCCTGCCAGTCGAGCTGGATTTCCAGCGGCTTTCTTTCAGGCACAGGGCCTCCTCGGCTACTTCAGGCCACGTCTGTTTTCGCGTTAAGCTCTTCCATCATTTGGTTCAGGCCGCGCTCCAGGATTTCGCGAGCGAGCACAGCTTTTTGAGTCCGCTGAAAGCGGGCCATCGCTGTCAGCAGGTCGTCAGCCGCCTCGTCCAGGCGAACCTTGGTCGGCTTGTCGTGGAGGTGGTCAGGTTCGAAGTACGACATCTGTGGTTCCTTGTGTGGTTGGAAGTGGTTAGGCAGCTTGTTGAGGAATGCTCGGGCGAAGATCGCGCGCCTTGATCGCACCGTTGGTGACGATCTCCGCCCGCATAGCGACCTCGGCAGCGCAACCGTGCAGGCCGCGGACCCAGCCGCTAACGGTTCCCTGCTTTACGCCGAGAGCCGCCGCCGTAGCGTTTTGCGAGCCGAAATGCTCGACCAGCTTTTCAAAGGGATTGTTCATGATTCTCCGCCCATATAAAGGGATGCCTTTATCTTATGGCAAAGGTATACCTTTTTGCAACTTCAAAGGACAACCTTTAAATTCCTTCGCCATGGAACTTAAAGATCGCCTCAAATACGCACGCAAAAAAGCCGGACTCACTCAGGTGGAGCTCGCAGAGCGCGCTGGCATAAAACAAGCATCGATTTCAGAAATAGAGCGAGGGCTAACACGCTCGAGCGGCCACCTTGTGCGACTCGCGCAGATATGTGGTGTGGACCCTGTCTGGCTGTCAGAGGGAACGAAGTTCCCGGCTGATCAGTGGCGAACGATCATGTCAGAGCCGCAGCCCATGCTGGAGCCGCCTCCCATTACCTCGAACGCTACGATGATCGGCCCAATTGATGTATGGGACGACGAAACCCCACTGGACGATGACGAGGTTGAAATCCCTTTTCTCAAGGAAGTAGAGCTGTCGGCGGGATCTGGCAGAACGGCCGTTCAGAAATCAGTGACGAGGAAGCTCCGCTTCGGAAAGCTAACCCTCAGGAACCAGGGCGTTCAGCCGGATCAGGCGGTCTGCGTAACGGTACATGGGAACAGCATGGAGCCTGTGCTCCCAGATGGAAGCACTGTAGGGGTGGACCTATCTGCAACCACGGTCAAAGATGGCAAAATGTACGCTGTAAACCATGATGGCGAGCTCCGGGTGAAAACGCTTTACCGCATACCTGGTGGCGGGATAAGGATGCGCAGCTTCAATATCGACGAGCACAAGGACGAAGAGTACACAGCGCAAGAGCTCACAGAAAAAGGCATCGTGGTGCTCGGAAAGGTCTTTTGGTCTTCTGTGCTCTACTAGAGCCCTTCTCTGCCCCCCCCTCGAATGACTGTGCCACCACCGTGATGGTACAGTTGCCCTTCAAACAATGGAGGGACCCGATGAAATCCGTACTCGCTTTAATTTTGCTTTCCGCTGTCGTCGCTGCGCCTGCGTTAGCTGCAAAAAAGCCGGCTGCAACCACATGGACACAAGAGCCCGACAGCTTCATGGGCCTGCGCTTCGACCAGAAAGTGGATGTAGCACTACCCGCCTGCCCTCGCGGCGTCGGCATACATAAGCAAATGTGCCATGAGCCGCCCTACACCAATCTCTATACGGTCAATGGGGGCCCTTCTGTAGGCTTCGGCTATTCGCTTTCCGTGTTCGCCGGTGGATCGGGCGTCGAGTCGTTTTACCTGAGCACCAACAGCGATAATTTTTCGCAACTTGCAGCGCTCTTCACCACTAAATACGGCGCCCCGCAGAGCAGTTCGAGCGAGGTAGTCAAAACCAAGGGAGGCGCCTCATTTACCAATGAAACGCTTTCTTGGCGAGGCTCGAAGGTCAGCATCACCCTTCAGAAATTTGCAGGCGACATCAACACCTCTGCCGCGACCATTAGTGACATCGCGGCTGCCCTCAAAAAAGCTGAAGAGCGCGAGGCGAAAACGAACAGCGCCGCGAGCAAGCTTTAAGCGCTCAATCTGCTCAACCCCAAACCCGCCAAGTGCGGGTTTTTTACGCTCGCAAAAAAAATAAAGGTAAACCTGTTGACTCAAAATAAAGGCTACCCTATATTTCAATCCATCGAGCAGCGGAACAGCAGCTCGACAGGGCCTCAACAGACCCGCCGCTCTTTAACAGCCAGCGCCATGAACGACTACCCGGCCAGTCCGGTTAGGTCACTCCCGGCTCCATCGGTGGGAGGTCAGTAAACCGATGAACAAAACCGCACTTGCCTCTACCGGCGACCGGCGATCCGACAGGCCCGAAAGCCTGCCAACGCGCAGCCCACTGCGACGGCGGACGAGGTGTTGACCGAACTGAGTGAATGACCTGGTAAGCGGGTGCGGAGCAACACGGAATTTTTCACTGATGCACCTGGTGACGGGTGCATTGGGAAAACAACCGGAGAAATTCGATGTTCACCAGCAACCCGCAGCGCACAGAAAAACAGACGCGATTTGAAACCAGAAGCCGTCGCAAAGGTATCAAGGCCAAGAAATTGAAAGCGCTGTGCCTTTCTGCCTTCCTCAAATAGGACAACCAGCGCCACGACAGCCTGTCGTTAACTGCCCGATCCTCTCTATGAGAGCGCATCGGGGTGTGATTTGGAGTTTGCCTCGGCGGATCAGGGGCGCCCTGCGTGCGGGGTGGTGTCGACTAGGTAGCGCTGCCGAAATCGACGTAATTCTTTTGGGTTCGAATCCCTACCAAATCACACCCCGATGCGGACGAAACTGCGGCCTATAACCGCCCACCTGCATCACCGCAACACGCAGATGAATGCCCGGGCTGACGGGCAAGTGTAAGACCTGAGGGATCGCGGGATTCGTGGCCGGTAGAGTGAGTAAGCGCCCAGATGGCCACGGCGAGTCCAAGAATAAGCGGCTGAAACCTTCGCCCCGGTGAAACTCCGGTGTCACTAAGGCCGCTAATAGTCATGCCGGGATCAGCTCCGGCCATCTGCACCCACCCTCCCCTCGACAAACCCCGAATGCACTCCCCTCCGCGCCCAACGGCAACCAGCGGAGCGGATGAGTGCATTCGAGTTTTGTTGGATCAATCACAGAGGTTTCCGTAATGCCGAAGATCATTGATGTGATCAGGACGAAGCAGGGGCAGACGTTTCTGCTCCTCGACGAGTTGCCCCTCTGCGTTTACGAGCGCACCGGAAACCTTTTGATATCGAACGACGGCGGCTTCTACGACTTCCTGAAGATTGAGCCTGGATCACGTGATGCGTTCGCCGGTCGGGCGTTCACGATCAAGCTTACCGATGGGTCGACGCTTGAATGCAAGGGTCAGGTCTGGTCATGCGGCGCTGATGTTGGCGTACCAACCGCACAGGTCGGCGTCGGAACTCTTGAGTCTCTTGCGAACTGCTACGTCTTCAGTTCGGCCACAGTCGACGTATCGCTGGTGAACGAATGGCTCTCGAAAAACAAGCCGAGCAGCCGGTACTACAAGTACGACAAGCGCGAGACGGTCGAGTACTGGGAAGCCATCTACCGCACCGAGAAATGGGGGAATCGAATTTCTCCGGCTCGGGCCCGGAAGCTCCGCAAGCGTGGTGCGACCATCTGGCGCGTAGATGGCAGACCAACTTGGAGCTCCCGCTTCGAGAAGCGCAAGGCGCAAATCCTCGCCGATATCGCAGCAGACTCCTGATCTACCGCCACTCTGGAGGCAACCATGAACGCAACCGCGCTCGCACAAAGTAAATTCGATAACCGCCTGCCGCCTCCGGTGAGCGAAAGCCCTCGCGAAGTTGCTCGGGCTGAGTGGCTTTACAACGCCGTAGAACAAATGGTTCGGCATGGCTGCGACGCGAAGGTGCAGCGCCGCATGCGTCCGGCTCAGGGCGTCACGCTGGCCCAGTTCGCTCTGGCAGTTGATGAGTATGCAAATGGACGGCTTGCCGACTGCGAGGTCACCACGGCTTCGCTTGGCTACCTGCTGATCGCCGCCGAGCGCGGCCACGCTGACAAGGTCGCCGCCTCCGAGCTGCTCGGCCCCAGCGACCACCCACTGGGCAAGCTCGGCGAAATCGCAGAGGGCCTACTTCGACCCCTTGTCGATGACGCGCTGATCGCCCAGGCCGAGGACAACGACCTATGAGCAATGAGGTAGCACTGGCCCGGCTGGGCCTTGAGATCGCGAAGATGCGCAAGTCCTGCACACCAGTGCCGGATCGCACCTTCGTAATGGGCATGATTGAAATGGCGGAGTTCGCCGAGATCATCGACACCCGCACCGCCAATCGTTATCGGGATGCGCTGGACGCCAAGTTCGTCGAGCGCAACACGCATCTGAAAGGAGTTTCGGCATGACCACTGCACCGGTTAAAACGCTTCTTGATGAGCAGCTGGAGGAGATCGAGCGCAGCCTCGCGGTTGTCGGTGCCGGCATCCCTCGCGAACTTCCTGTCTCCGCGCTCCCCGCTCCGTTGGTGGCTGCCATCAAACAAGGCCGCATCGCAGTGAGGGCCCGGCCATGAACCTCGTCTACTGGATTCTCGTCGTGATTCTGGTTGCCAGTGCAGGCGCCTACGGCGTCATCGCTGACGGTTCGGGCTCTGCTCCGTGCCAGGTGCCGCGCTCCACCACCTACAACGTGTTCCGATGACCAGCCGGCAGATGGCCCGCCGTACGCTGATCTGGCGCGGCTCGTTTCGAGTCCTCTCGATTTACACCTTCCTGATGCTGCTCAGCGCCCTCGCCGACCGCATCACCTCCTGACTTTCAACTTCAAGCGCTGCGCACGTCGCGGCAAGGATTCCCCGTGTCCGCACAACAGCAAGTCATCAAGATTGACGACATCAGCGAAGAAAACGCACCGGCCATCTATGTCGCCGGCGGCCTTGGCCAGTTCTTCGACGCGGTAGCCGCTGAGGTCACTGCCGAGGTTCCAGACCTGACCACTCGCAAGGGCCGCGAGCGCATCGCCTCTCTGGCTGCCAAGGTCAGCAAGTCGAAGACGGCCGTGGAAAAGCCAGGCCGCGACTACCTCAAGCGCCTGAAGGAAATGCCGAAGGTCGTCGAGGCCGAGTTGCGCGACTTCGTCAACAAGATGGACGCGCTGCGGGACGCCACTCGCCAGCCGCTGACGGACTGGGAGCAGGCCGAGATTGCCCGGACAGACGCTCACGTCGACGCCATCCAACAGATCAAGGACCTGGCCATCTTCGAAGCGGCGCCAACGTCCACCCACTTGGCTGACATCATCGCCGACCTCGAACTGCTCGAAATCGGCGATAGCTGGGAAGAGTTCTTGGCCGAAGCCGCCCAGGTGAAAGACCAGACGCTGATAAAGCTGCGCGCCCTGCACGCCGAGCGATCGCGGTACGAAGCTGAACAGGCCGAATTGATCCGGCTGCGCGCCGAAGCCGAAGCACAGGCTCAGCGCGACCGGGATGCACAGATCGCCCGGGAAGCTGAAGAGCGCACCCGCCGCGAAGCTGAGCAGCGTGCACAGGCCGAACGAGAGGCCGCCGCCCGACGCGAGCAAGAGCTGCTTGATCAGGCTGCCGCAGCGCAGCGTGCCGCCGAGCAAGCTGCCCGCGAAGCAGAGGCACAGGCCGAGCGTCAGCGCCTCCAGCTTGAGCAGCAGGCCGAGCAGGCTCGACTTGTGGCAGAGCAGGCGGAAGCGAATCGCATCGCCGCCGAGCAACGTGCTGAGCAGGAGCGCCAAGCCGCAGCAAAACGCGCCGAACAGGCCGCAGAGCAAGCGCGCGCCGACGAGCGACGCCGCGCCGATGCAGCGGCTGCCGAAATCGTCCGCCAGCAGCAGGCGCGCGAAGCTGATCTGGAACACAAGAAGCAGATCAACCGCGCCGCCTTGGACGCCTTCATCGAAGGCGGCATGACCGAGGAATGCGCCAAGCAGGCAATCACCCTGATCGCCCAGCGCAAGATCCCCGCCATTTCAATCAGCTACTGAGGTCGCTATGTCTACCGAAATCATCATGCCTCCAGAGCGTGAAAGCCAAATGCTCGCCCATCCGCCCCAAGAGATCAGCATGCTGGCAACTATCAGTCGGCTTGCTCTCGACCCACGGTGCGACATGGACAAGCTGGAACGCCTGATCAAGCTTCAAGACCGAATGGAAGCCAAAAGTGCGCTCGAAGCCTTCAACGCAGCATTCGCTGAAATGCAGTGTGAAATGCCTTCTGTCGAAAAGCGCACCGAGAACACCCACACGAAAAAGATGTACGCCGACCTCGACGACATCAATTACGCGGTCCGTCCGGTCATGGCTAAGTTCGGCTTTGGCGTTTCCTTCAAGATTGTGAACCAGGCCAACGGTGTGAGCGTCACTGGAATCCTGATGCACAAGGCCGGGCACCGCGAAGAAACGACAATGATCCTGCCCCTTGATACTGGCGCCGGGCGCAGTGCTGTTCAGTCGGTTGGTTCGACCACAACGTATGGAAAGCGGTATGTGATGTGCGCCCTGCTGAACATCACCAGCGGAGACGACAACGACAACGACGGATATGTCGAGTCATCTGAACAACTGGTCACGCCTGCCCAGGCGCGGCAGATTCAGGCGCTGCTGGATAAATGCAGCGAGGCTGTCCACGCCAACTTCGAGAAAATGTATGGCGACCCCGGACAGATAGCTAAGTCCGCATTCGATGGCGTCGTGGCAGGTCTGAACAACTCAATCTCAAGAGCGGCCAAAGCGGCCCAGCAAGCGGGGTAACGGCCATGCAAATCATCACAGAAGTCGAGCAGGGTTCGCAGGAATGGCTGGCTCTGCGACTGGGCATCGTCACCTGCTCTGAGCTGGAATGCCTGCTGGTCAACGGCAAAGGTGAAGCCGGCTTCGGCGCCGGCGCCTTCACCTACATGAACACGCTTATTGGTGAGCGCATCACCGGCGAGGCTGCCGACCCTTTCCAGGGAAATCGACACACCGAGCGAGGTCATGAACTGGAAGGTGTCGCCCGAAAGCTCTATGAGCAGCGTGAGGAAGTCGAAACCAAGCAGGTGGCGATCATCCTCAACCACGGCGCCGGTTACTCGCCCGATTCGCTTGTCGGGCCTACAGGCCTGACGGAAATCAAAACAAAACTTCCGAAGTTTCAGGTGGAAGTGATTCTGTCCGGCGAGATCCCGAAGGAGCACATCGCTCAATGCCAAGGCGGCTTGTGGGTGTCGGAACGCGAGTGGATCGACTTCGTCTGCTACTGGCCGGGCATGCCGCTGTTCATCAAGCGCGCCTACCGCGACGAAGCAATGATCCGCAAGCTCTCGGAGCGGGTGAAAACCTTCTACGAGATCCTTGAGGATCGCATGAACCAGGTACTCGGGATCGCAGCATGATCAGCAACCACCTCAACCTCGTCGAGCAGCACCGGCCAGACGCCGAGTCGATCGCTGATCGAATTGCGCAGTACCTGGCCGCCGGCGGGCGGATCGACCAACTGAAAAGCCCGCCGCGCAATCCGCTACCGCCGCCCCGCTCAAACAAAATAGACCCTGAAACGGTCCTCAAGCGCCGGCCGAAGCCGATATCGGCGGCCGAACGCAAGGCGCTGCGCAAAATGGCGGACTCGCTATGAAGTCGAAACGCAAACCCAACAACGGTTTCGCCCGGGCTGAACGCAGTTGCCGGGCCTTACTGCGCACCAACCACGTCGCGGTGGTAAACATCGATCCCAGCGGCAGCCAGATCATGGCGAACTGGAAGAGCTGCAAGCAGATCCGCAGCCTGGCGATTGCCAACGCGATATTCGATTTCTCGTATCGCTGGACGATTTACATCGGCGCCATGTGTCGAGACGAGCGCGGTGCCGAGTACATCAAGTCGGTCGAGATCTCGCCCGAAGGCATCTACAAGGTCGAGCGTCTCACCGATGCCATCGAGCATTACTACCTGGAGCTGCGCAACAGCGCGAACCCGAACCATCTGGTGGCGTCAGGCTGGATCGCCATTCCCGACGAGATATCGATGGACGAAGCCCAAGCCGCGAAGCTGTTCTACGCCGCCGGCGCCTGGCATCAGGTGAAGGTCGCAGCGTGAGAAGTTTTCGCACCCAACAACGCGAACGACAGACCTGGCTGGACTTGCCGGCCAGCGGAATAGAAGAGGTAGGCCATGGCCAAGAGCAATGCAGATCGCTCAGCGAAAGCCGCGGCGAAGAGGAAAGAGCGCGGCGAAGAGGAAATCAGGCTGCACTGCCTGCCCGGCACTCGCCGAGCACTTGCTGAGCTGATGGCCTGGAGCGGAATCGAGGAAGCAGGCGAGGCAATCACGCTGATGATTCACCACCTGCACGGCCTTGGCCCGGGCGGCGCCCTTCCCCTGCTTGAGCCGCCGCCGCGACACGAATACGTGATACCCGAAAACGTGTCGCGGAAATTGAAGCTGGCTTTTCAGCGAGAAGCGCTACGGCTTCAGCAAGATTGATTGAAGATTACGTTCTTTGATGAACTGATCAGCATGTGCATTCATCACCGCTCTCGCTTGTAGTTCGTCGGAGCAATCCAAGGAGTATTCGGCCTCCACGTTTACCTTCGGCGGAACGACCGTTTTACCGTAGAGTCCGAGCCAGGCGACAACCGGAGCGCCGGTGCGCTGCGAGCCAAAAATGATTGTGACTTTTGGATCGTTTTCGGGATAGACATAAGAGTCCCAGTAATTCATAGCAACTCCTTAAGGCTTCCAGTTTGGCGTTACAGAGGCCTTCAAAGCTTCTTCGCATTGTGACCAGTATTCCAATAATGCCGCTCGAGCTTCAGCTTCGGTAGCATAACTGTTGGATGGCTCGTTTAGCCCCCGGACCTCATCATCGACTTGGATGGTGAAACGGCCATCCTGGCAATCGCGCAGTACTCTTCCTCTCGTCCGCCTGCCGGTGTTGCTGAACCCTTCAGCAGCGAATTCAGCAACTAATTCAGCAATTTTCACCATCGCACTTCCCCTTGATCCGGCTCCATGCCGGTCACCCGTAATACCCCAACCCAAACCAAATTGCCACCACCGGTCACGGAGGGCGGCGCCTGACTGGAGATAATCCATGAACCACAACTGCGCATACGTTTGGCGGCACTATCAGGTGCCCGCCGAAATCGGCCGCCGCGTCATCGCCTACGGAAAGCCCGGTGTGATCCTGGCCGATCGCGGCCATTACATCGGCGTGGTGCTGGATGAAGACCCGAAGAAGCGGATCAGCAACTACCACCCTACTCACGAAATGGGGTACGGCGAAATGGCCGAGACGCTGCCTCTGAAAGAATGGCTGGTCCTGCCGTTCAAGCATGACAGGGATGATCTCAACTGGAGCCGCGAAGCCCGCGAAGACTTGGTCAGGGTCTGGGCCGCTACTCGAGGCCAAGCCAAATACAAGGCCTATGAGCGGCTTCAGGATTACTGCCACAGCATCAAGGCGATGCTCCACTTCAAAGTTCGGCGCGCCTAAGTTGCGACATCATCTGAAGAGCAGATCACCATAGCCCCACACAATTGTCCCCAGAATGATCAAGACGAAAGCGCACCGTCTCGGATAGACCAACCATCGGACGTGGAGCTGAATGCCGCTGTGCATTCGTGCGAGCATTTTTGAAACAGTCTGCTCGGCAAATATTGCAATAACGGTAACTAGCGCTCCAGATCGGGCAAACCATGGTCCGGGTTCGTTGGGCGCTGGGTTGAGCAGCCCCGCATACGCTGCTGAAGCAATGCCGATCGCAGCAAGCACCAAAAGCCACGCGTATGCAACCTGTCGGAATAGCTCATGACGGGTCGCTGCGCTTGGAGAGTTGGGCGAAGTCCCAAAATTCAAATCGATCCCCTTCCGGCTCCATGCCGGGCTGAACACAAATACCCCACTTCTACGAATCACGCCAGCCGGCGAGGATCCCGCATGCTCACAGCAATTGACTTGTTTTCTGGTTTCGGCGGATGGACGCGCGGCGGCAAGGACGCCGGGCTCAATGTACTCTGGGCTGCAAACCATTGGCCCGAGGCGGTGGAGTGGCACACCCGAAATAACCCGGAGACGATCCACGCTTGTCAGGATCTGCACCAAGCGAACTGGGCGGACGTCCCGAAGCACGACGTCATGCTCGCCTCTCCGTGCTGCCAGGGTCACACGAAGGCCCGCGGACTCGCCCAGGCAGACCCGAAGCGTGACAACTCGCGATCGACAGCATGGGCGCCAGTCGGCAATGCCGAAGTCAATCGCCCGGAGTTCGCTGTTATCGAGAACGTACCCGAGTTCCTGGACTGGATTCTCTACCCGGCATGGGCTGACGCGATGCAGCGACTTGGCTACGCACTGGCGCCCCATATCGTGGACTGTGCCGATCTCGGCGTTCCGCAGCACCGCGTGCGCTTGTTCATGGTCTGCTCGCGCAGCAAGGCACCGTTGCACCTGCAACTGCCCCGCTACCAGCATGTGCCGGCCCGCGAAATTATCGACTTTGACGCAGGCAAGTGGTCGCCGATCAACAAACCAGGCCGCGCAGCATCGACACTGACCCGGGTGAAGAATGGCCGTGAGCGTTTCGGCGAACGGTTTGTCATGCCCTACTACGGGTCAGGCTCTGGACTCACCGGCCGCAGCCTGGACCGTCCGATCGGAACTATCACCACGCTGGACCGATGGGCAGTCGTCGACGGCGACATGATGCGCATGATCAGCGCTGACGAAGCCATGGCCGCGCAGTCATTCCCGAAAGACACGCTGCGCCCTGACAACCACAAACTGACCATGCACATGACCGGCAACGCTGTACCGCCGCTCGCCGGTCAGCGAATCATCGAAGCGCTGAAAGCAGCAGCCTGACAATCACTCGATATTTGCCACATAGGTCGTAATGTTGGGAACGATCCCTTTGGCTGCATCCCGCTGAACAAACGTGCGCATGAGATCTACATCGAGTTTGCGGTTGAAACGCTCCAGTTGATCAACCACTGTTCCGCTTATCCGGTAATGCCCGCAGCCGGCGCACACCCTTTCTTGATAGTCCCCGATCGAAGGGACAGTCCTTGCCGCACCACCACAGATAAAGCAGCTCATAAGTTTCTCCATTGACTGAACGCTGAACTGTAGCTGATCCCTCACCACCCTTCACCGCCCGGGCATGCCCCGGCATAGGACGCCAAACGTGATCAATCTCTTCTGGCGAATCATCGCCAAGGTACTCGCGCGCCCGGCAATCGCCGACTGGCTCATCGCCCGCGCCAAGCTCACCCCGTACCAGCACATCATGTCCGCCGACGGCACCGAAATGTACATGGGCCGATGGTGGCTGTTCAACCCGTACGACCCGGTGACCGGTGTGCGCCGCATCAGCCAGATTCCATGGTCGATACGCATCCACCACATCAAGCGCGAGGACAACGACCGCGATCTTCACGACCACCCATGGAACGCCCGCACGATCATCCTGCGTGGCGGTTATACAGAGCAGCGCCTGCTTGACCATGAAGACCCGGTGTTGTCAGGACTGAACGTGCCGGCCAACGCCCAAGCCACCGAGTACATCGACCGGCGACCAGGCGAAACAGCTCAGCTGAGATATGGCGAATACCACCGGATCGACAGCGTTGCCGAAGGTGGGGCATTCACCCTGTTCATCACCAGTCCCTACAAAGGGACTTGGGGATTCCTCGTAAACGGCGTGAAGGTGCCTTGGCGCACCTACACCGGTGCCGACAATTGAACGGAGCCTTCGAAGTGAGCGAACTCAAAGTGATTTTCCTCGGCCCGGCCTGCCAAGAGCAGGGAAAAATCGACGGCCGTGAATGGTGCCAGGACGATGTGTGGGATGCGTGCGAATGCGGGCATGAGTCAGTGCGGTATGTGCTGGGCTCCGAGTTCGACCGGGTCACAGCCGAGCGTGACGCCCTGCAGCAGCGCCTGAACGCAGCGGATCAGCGGATTGATGAGCTCGGACAATCCAAAGAACTGCTTCGTGAAGCCTACAACGAGGCAAGCCCACGGCTTCCCTACCGGAGCCGACAGAAGATCGAGCAGTTTTTTGATGGCTTGGTCGTCAGCATGTCGCAAGACGCAGAAGTTGCTCCCATCAAGGGCATGATCGCAGCCCGCGGCGGCGAGTACGCAATCATGATCGACGAGAACAACGGACACTACGGCTGGACGTTTCGGAAGGATCCGAACGGCATGTGGGTATCAGGGCGCAAGGCCACCGATGCGGAAATGCAGGCTGCACGTCAGTACGCCAGGAACACAAACCAGCAGTAACTCCCTCCCCCTTCAAAGTCAGCCGCTATAGCGGCAAGGACGAAACATGCCTATCGAGAAAATCGAAAAGGAGGCTGACCTCTGCGCGCTGTTCATCCAGGAGTTCAACGAAATGCCTGGATGGACGTGCTACCCCGAGGCCGCCGGCTTCGACGTGCTGGTAGTGCACGAAGACGGTCGGCAGATCGGCGTCGAGGCGAAGATGCAGCTGAACGCCAAGGTTGCCGATCAGATCCTGCCGTGGTTCGGCGATGACTATTACGGGCGCCCCGGCCCTGACCACCGAATGGTCATCGTGAGCAAGATCACCGACGCCAGCGCCGGCATCGCAAAGATGCTTGGCAGGCTTGGCGTCAGGGTCGAGAAGCCACGACACAGCTCAGGCTTCAACGGTGATTCATACACCTTCGACGGCTTCTATAACTTCCCGGAGGCGAGAGGCAGAACTTGCTTTTCTTGCGATCAGTGGCTTCACGACTGGAACCCTTCTGAGCGCTGCCAAGTGCCGGTGCTGGTCACGAACCTGCCGGCGGGCGTGCCCTCGCCTGTTCGCCTGACGCCGTGGAAAGAGTCAGCGTTGAAGGTGCTGGCCCAGCTCCGGCGCCAAGGCTTCATCACCGCCAAACAGATCGCCAGCCATGGCATCGGCGTCACCGCGTGGACGCAGGCACCGGGAAGCAAACCGGCATGGCTCGCGAAGGGATCCGTGCGCGGAACCTGGATCGAAACTGAGCACATGCCGGCCTTCGACAAGCAGCACCCGGACGTGTACGCCTTGGCCGTCGCAACCCTGGCCGCAACAGCGCCAGCAGAATTGGAGCTGTCGCCATGATCACCAAGTGCTTACTCGGCTGCACCCTCTTCTTCTGGCTTCCATTGGTACTGACCATAAAGGCGGTGATCGGATGAGCAAACGAGCGATTCACCTTTACCCGTGGGACGGCGGCACCGAGGCTGATCAGGATCCGCCAGAGCACGTCTATTGCGGCACCGACGGCGTCATGACCGACGACCAGCTCACCAATGACTGGCGGCACGTCACCTGCAAGCGCTGCCTCAAGATCCACGAAAAAGAGCTGGCCGCGCGAGCAGCTGACGACCGAGACCAGAAGGTCAAACTGTTCGACGAAGCCCAGGCCATGACCATCACCCTCGGCCACCGGAACATCTCAACTGCCATCAAGGCTTTGGTCAGGGAGCTCGACGAACTCAGGCATGAGCGTGACAACCTGCGCTTAGACCGAGACGGCCTACTCGAAGCAGGAGCGCACCTTCTATGATCGCCCTCGCCTGGTTCGCCTACGTGTACTGCTACAAGGGGCCGCGGTGATGAATCCATCTCGACAACAACGCCGCGCGCTGGAAAAGGAAAATGCCAAGCTTCCGACCTACCTTCAGCAAGTCCCGCCGGACCAGTGGCCCGGCTTCAAGCCTCCCGACCTCGTTGAGGTTTGGCGATCGCGCAACTTCCTCGTCCAGATCTACACCGAGCCGGCCGGCTACCAGCGCATGAGCATCTGCCGGTCAGTGCACAACGGTGATAGCTGGGTCGATCAGGTGACGTGGGACGAGCTGATGTGCCTCAAGCGCGAATGTGGGCGTGGTGATCGGGATGCGGTTGAGGTTTTCCCGGCAGATCGCGACATCGTCAACGTCGCGAACATGCGCCACCTGTTCTTCCCGCCTGAAGATTTGCCGTTCAAGTGGAAGAAACCATGAACCGCATGGTCAGCGTCCGCACCGAGGAACTGACCGGCCCGGCGCTGGACTGGGCAATCAACGCTATCGAGGGTGATCAGCAGCCCGGCACCGGACAACTGCAACTCTTCGCCATGCCCGGCGCCGAGGAACTGATCACGAAGTACGGCGTCTGGTGCGAAGCCGGCCACAGCGACCCGTGGCTGGCTGACCTGACAAATGATCCGTTCAACCGCCAGCCCGGCGAAACCAGAACCATCGCAGTGTTCCGCGCCGTGGTCTTCGCCAAGCGCGGCGCCTCGGTAAATGTCCCCGCCGAACTGATCCAGCAATAACCCCAACCACTCAACAACCTGCCGGTGTACGGCGGGCGAGGAATCGCCATGTCTAGAAATATTAAAACCCGTGAAGGCTACGAGTTTTGGGATCGACTGAACGCCATCCCGCACTACGGATTTTTGCTGAACCAGAAGGGAAACGGCGTCATCCGCGCGGAAGGCGTAGGAGACTGGATTGAGCGGCACGCGGCCCAGGTGGTTGTCGATGATGCGCAGTCCGAAGTGAACGTGCTGCGGGAGGAAAACGCAAAGCTCCAAGCCGAAGTCACCGCGCTCAGTAAGAACGTGGTCGAGTTCACCCGCGAGGACTTCGACGCCACGCTGAACAACCTTCGCCGAATGGGCGCCAGCATCGACGGCGACAACGCCTACAAGCGCGACCTGCTGGACTGCGCCGTCGGAGCCTTGGCACAGGGAGCACAGAACAGGAATCCGCCGCCGGCCGGACACTGGTGCCAGCGCTTCTGGGATATCGGCCGGGAGGAACGCGGACTGCACGAAGAGCTGGTTGCCGCGCTGAAACTCACCCGCGAGAACCTGCGCGCCTGCCAAGCCACCATTCACCTGGCAGGCGGGTTCGACCCCGCATATGTCGACGATGCGCAGGCCGCAATGGCTGTTGCCGACGCAGTTCTGGCCAAGGCCGGCGCATAACCCATCACCACCTTCTGCCGCCACGCGCGGCATGGAGCCTGCTATGTCCGAAAACGAAGAAACCGTCGAAACGTTCCCGTTCGACAAGGTGCCCGAAGAGCGAATGGCTGCCCTGATCGGCACCACAAAACGCGCACTCGAAGGCAAGCGAGCGCGAGGAGTCATCCCCGAAGGCGTCTGGAATAAGATAGACGGCCGGGTTTTTTATAGCATCAGGAGATATGAAGCATGGCAAGAAAGCCAGTGGGCCTGCCCCGAGGAGTTGAATTTGCTGGCCAGTCTGTCCGTATCAGGTTCACTTGGAACGGCGAGCGGCGGTGCGAAACCCTTGCCCATTCCCAGACGCCAAAAGGGATCAAGGCGGCCGCCGATCTACGCGATCAAGTAATCAGCTTGGCCAAGCATGGGGTTCTGGACGAGAAGCGTTACGCCGAACTGTTCCCGAACTCCAGCTACTCCGCTGTTACCACTGGCCTTACGTTCGGCGAATACGCCCAGACTTGGATCGACGGCCTTGAGATCGTTCCCGGCACTCGCAGAAACTACAAGGGCACCATCAACAACTACTGGATGCCGGAACTGGCCACGGTACCAATGACCACGATCACCCCGATGCTGTTGCGCCGGGTGATTGCCGAGACCACATGGGAAAGCAACACCGTGAAGCGCACGGCGATATCGCGAGTGAATGCCTTGTTCAAGGCTGCGGTGCGGGATGAAGTAATCGAAAGGAATCCGGCGACGGCAATCAAGCTCCCTGGCAAAGCCAAGAAAGTGATTGATCCGTTCAGCGTTGAAGAAGCGGACATGATCATCGAATGGATGTATGCCAACTTCACTTCGAGGGCGGCACAGATCTACGCGGCCTATTTCGAGTTCGCGTTTTACTGTGGGATGAGGACGGGGGAGCTTAGGGCTCTTCGTTGGGATGAGATCGACATGGACAAGCGTGTCGCGCATGTCTGCCGGATCGTGGTCGATGGAAAAGTTGAAGAGCGGACGAAGACGAAGTATGCGCGCACTGTGATGCTGAACAGCCGCGCCATGCACGCTCTGGAGCGAGCCAAGCGAATTGCCGACGCCAGACTCAACCAGGTGCGCCGCAAGCGCCAGTCATCGCCGTATGTCTTTCCGCCTTCCGGAAGCTCGGAATACATTCTGGGCGCGACCACGCCGGGTGGCCACTTCGCCAAGGCGCTGGAAGCTCTGAAAATAAAGCCACGCAGTCAGTACAACTGCCGTCACACTTACGCCACAATGTGCCTTATGGCGGGCATGAACCCCGCGTTCATCGCAGGGCAACTCGGGCACAGCGTCCAGGTGTTACTGTCCACATATGCGCGCTGGCTGAGTTCCACTACCGACTGGTCTGAAGTTGGGAAGCTGGAAAGCCAGATTGGTACAAAATTGGTACAGGCTTAAATTTATTTCATATTTCGCCCTTTGTTTACGGGCGGCTCTAGCTTTCCTAGCACATACTCCTAAAATGCGCCGGTTTTAAGAAATAACCCGTTACAAACTAACGGTATATCCAACCTTTTAGAGTTCGCCCGCGTGAAAATTCGTCTCTCGATTCTGAGCCTGTTGTTTGCTGTTACAGGCACATTCATCACGCCAACGATCAACGCTGCGGAAACCACCGCTGTCCCACGTGACGCTTCGACTTTGAAGATCGCGTCCGGCAGCGCCCTGCTCATGGATATGCAGACCAATAAAGTCATCTATTCCAGCAACCCTGACGTGATCGTGCCGATCGCTTCCGTCAGCAAGCTGATGACGGGCCTGGTCGTGGTAGAAGCTCGACAGAACATGGACGAATGGATCGATGTCGACATCAGGAACACCCCGGAAATGAAGGGTGTGTTCTCCCGGGTCAAACTCAAGAGTGAGCTGCCGCGCCGCGAGATGCTGTTGATCGCCTTGATGTCTTCGGAAAACCGCGCCGCCGCGAGTCTTGCCCACCACTATCCGGGCGGCTATGCGGCCTTTATCGCGGCGATGAACGCCAAGGCCAAGGCGCTGGGCATGACCAGCACACACTTCGTCGAGCCGACCGGCCTGTCGGAGCGCAACGTTTCTACCGCCCGCGACCTGAGCAAATTGCTGGTGGCCGCGCACAAGCAGCCGCTTCTCGTGCAACTGACCACCACCAAGGAAAAAACCGTGGCGTTCCGCAAGCCCAACTACACCCTGGGCTTCCGCAATACCGACCACTTGGTCAACAAGGCCGATTGGGACATCAAGATCACCAAGACCGGCTTCACCAACCCGGCCGGCCATTGCCTGGTGCTGGTGACGAAGATGGGCAACCGTCCGGTCGCCTTGGTGATTCTCGATGCGTTTGGCAAATACACGCATTTTGCCGATGCCAGCCGCATCCGCAGCTGGGTGGAAACCGGCCGCAGCGCCAATGTGCCTGCGGTGGCACAGCAATACAAAGCCGACAAGAACCTCAAGAGCCGCCAGAGCGGCGTGGTCGAAGCGGCCAAGTAGGTCCAGCGATCATGAAAAAGCCCCGAATCTTCGGGGCTTTTTTTCGTCTGCGCATCAGTCGTTGGGCAGCGGCATCTTGTCGTCATCAGGAATGCCATCGCCCGAGCTCGGCTCTGGCGAAACCTCCGGCGTCAGTACATTGGGCCGCGCCAGCGGATCGCGCATCGGGCTGTCCGGGTCCAGCACCGGATCAACCTCAGGCTCCGGCGTGGTCGGCACGCTGTCAGGTTTGTGGTCATCGAAGCTTGAATCGGTACTCATACGCACCTCACATCAAGGTTTCAGATCGGCTAACGGATCATAGGGCTTGGCCGGTTTCTTCGGATCTTCACCGGGCTCGACATCCAGCGGCGCCTTCGCCGGCCCGACCGGATCGACTTGCGGATCGTCAAGGTCCGGCGAATCCGGATCGAATCCCAGATCATCACCGGAGGAATGTTCGGACGAGTGCGGGCCTTTCGGGTTTGGGGAATCTGCCATGTTGCCTCCTTGATTCACCCGCGAAGCACGGGCATTAATCTTCAGAGGATGGCCGGGCGCAGTCGTGCCCGGCAGATGACGAACGGAGGTTTATTGCGCCGCCAGAGCCTTTCGCGCCTGCGCCGCAGCGTTTTCTTCACCGGCCTGCGCCAGTTCATCGGCGGCTTTCAGCCAACGGGAGCGGTCGACGGCTGCCGGGATCTGCGCCGGTTTCTGAATCAGGATTGCCCAGCCACCGGCCTTTTCGAGCGCTGCTTGAAAGCTGCCGAAATCCATCAACTGCCGACGGTTCATGCCGGCGCGCAGCAGGACCTTCTGTTTATTGCGATCGTAGCCGGACAGGATCGCGTAACGCGGCTCGGCCCAGAATGCCGAACCTTCGCTGAAACGCACCATGACCGGGTAGCCCGCTGCGACCTGGGTCAGCAAGGCCGGCAGCTTGCTGTCGAGCGGATAAACCACCAGACCGTATTCGCGGGCGAGGTTCTGCATGTTCTGCTGCA